GATGTATTAGAAAATCTTAAAAAAAGATTTAAAAGCATTATACTTTTATTTGATAGAGATTCCAGTGGATGTAAAAACTCTATCAAAATATATAACCAACATAAAATAAAACCGTTGTTTGTTAATAAAAAATTTAATTCAAAAGATATATCAGATGCTATTAAAAATAATGGATTTGATACGATGAAAAAATGGATATTAAAAGAAATTAACAATGAACGAAATAAGTGAAATATGGAAACCGATAATAGGATATGAATCAAGATACATTATTTCTAACAAAGGAGAAGTAAAATCTTTAAAAAGAAACAAAATATTAAAAAAAGAATTACGTAGAAATTATTGGAGTGTCCAGTTATATGACGGTAATAAATTTAAACATTTTTCTATACATAGATTAGTAGGAATACATTTTATCGAAAATCCTAACAATTTACCTTTTGTAAATCATATTGATGAAAATAAATTAAACAATAATGCTAACAACTTAGAATGGTGTACTGCTAGTTATAATACTAATTATGGTACTTGTATACAAAGAGCTGTAGAAAAAAAATCTATTCCTGTTATGCAATTAGATAAAAACAAAAATCTAATTAATATATTTTCATCAATATCAGAGGCTGAAAGTAAAACAAATATATATAATCCAAATATTGTTAAATGTTGTAAGGGAGAAAGAAAAACAGCAGGTAGTTATATTTGGAAATATATTAATAAAAATTAATTATATGAAACTATTAAAAACTATAGGTAAAATATTAGCTATACCTTTTAGCTTAATTACTATTCTAGGAAAAATATCATTACTTCCTGCTACTATTATTAGTAAACTATTAAGTGGTGAATTTACTGAATGGAACAAGAAACGTAAGTTTTTAGGTAGTTCTATATCAACATTATTTAATTCATTATGTAATGGAAAAGATTATTCATTTTTAATGACTTTTGGTTATACTAAAGAAGGAAAATATTATGAACGGTTAGAACATTTTGCTCTTTCTAAAGGAAACCTTACTCATTCTGTAAACTATGTTAAAACAAAATAAGAAAGTACGTAATGCCACTAAACAAGAAATAGATGGAATAATATTTCGATCTAAACTAGAAGCTTATATGTACTAGAAATTAAAAGAAGCTGATATTAAAGTAGACTATGAATTACATAGATATACTTTACTACCAGCTTTTATTTATGATAACTCTAAGATTAGAGCTATTACTTATTTACCTGACTTTGTAGGAAAAGACTTTGTTATTGAATGTAAAGGATATCCTAACGATGCTTGGGCAAATAGGGAAAAACTATTTAAATATTATTTGAGTTTAAACGAACCAAATACTAAATTTTATATAGTTCATAACAAAAAAGATGTTGATAATTTAATCAATACACTAAAATCATAATATATGAATAAAAAAGAATTTGTTAAAATAGGTAAAGAAATATTTGTTGTACCTAAAGGCAATGAATATGAATTAATACCTAATCAAGTATATAATCTAGAATGGGATGGATGGAATGAGCGAAGTATATTTAAAGAAAATGGTGAATTAAATTTACCTAGTACTATATATGAAACTAAAAGTGATAGTATTTTTAGAAAAAGAATAATTAACTATTTTAACACTACTACTAGTAATACAACAGGAGTATTATTAGCAGGAACTAAAGGAACTGGTAAAACAGTAACAGCTAAATTATTAGCTAAAGAATCTAATTTGCCAATTATTATAATAGATCCTAAATTTCCTGAAAATAAATTAATAAACTTCTTTAAAACTTTTGAAACTCCAGTATGTATTTTATTTGATGAAATAGAAAAGAAATTTAATACTACAAAGATGTTAGATTTCTTAGATGGAGTTGAAAAGACTGCTAAAAAGCTTATAATTATGACTTGTAATGATACAAGTAATATAAGTGAATATATGGAAGATAGATGTTCACGAGTTCGTTATGTACGCAATTATGATGCTAATGAAAATGTTGAGTTACTGCCTATAATAGCAGATAATCTTAATATTAAAAATAAAGAAGAAGTGATTAAATTTTGTAACGATAATATTTGCTTGTTATCTATAGATAATATTATAGCTTTTATGCAAGAAGTAAAATCTCTTGAAGATGAAGATATATCTTTACAAGATATAATACAATATTTAAACATTTCAACTAAATAGTATGAAAATATGCGGAATAAGTGACATACATGGTAATTTAATTACTAATATACCTGAGTGTGATGTATTGTGTATTTGCGGAGATATTATAGAACTAAATATTCAGCGTGATAATGAAAGATCTGAACGTTGGTGGAAGAACAAATTCGTAAAGTGGATTAAAAAGTTACCTTGTAAAAAAGTAATTGTTACTCCAGGTAATCATGATTTTTACTTAGAACATATTTATAATAATGGTTCGTTTGAGCAATTTCGTAAAGAAATGTATAAAACTACTAATAAAAAGTTAGTATTTTTAATTGATCAATATTATAAGTATGAAGGTATTAAATTCTATGGATCTCCATGGATAGCTCCTATTATGTTCCAGGAAGATAAATGGGCATTTAGTAAAGATGCTAATAATAAATATCAATTAATACCTAATTGTGATATATTACTTACCCATGATAATCCTATAAAAAATCATGCGCTAGGATTTATAACATTTGGTAAATATAAATACCATTTATATGGTCACTGGCATGATGGAGATAGTGATATTAATCTAAGATGTTATAATTGTTCTAGATTAGATGATCGCTATAATTTTAAAAAGAACTACGAATTTGTAATTCTAGATATTATGACTGAAAAAGAAAAGAAACAAGTAGAACAAGAATTTCTAGATCGTTTGATTAATAAAGCTCGTTATATCCATCCTAATATTGGAGAGTGGTTATCAACTTATAAAGTTATTGATCTACCACAAGATAAAGAAGATGAAGTAGAATGGAATACTTCAGCAGAAATTCTTGATTCAGCTGTAATTAATGATATGGAGGATTAAAAATGAATAAGATGGTAATTAGCACTCCTTATTATGAGGACATGTCTCGTTACTCTAACAGCGATATTGGATATTTTCTTAAAAATGGACCAAAAGGTTTAAAAGATTATAAGGAAGGTAAAGTTGCTAAATTAGATTATAGTTTTCTTGAAAAAGGAACAATGATTCATGAATATTTACTTCAACCAGAAGAATTTTGGAAAGATTATGTTATTCTTGACTTTGCAGCACCTAAAGTAAAACAGCAAAAGGATTTATTAGATGAATATTTTAGACTTATGCAAGTAAATCCATTAGAATCTCAAGATAAACTTAAGTTATCTGCTTATAAAAAAGCTTATAGTAATAAGAAATCTGATGAGAAATGTATTGAAGAAGCTGAAGGTCTTATTATGATTTATCAAGATTACTTAGAATATCTAAGTAAAGTAAATGAAAATAAAAAGATAATTAGCTTTGCTGATTTACAAATGCTTAAGAAAATTAAAGAAAATATTCAGAATCATAAGAAAGCAAATGAGCTATTGTTTAATTTACCATCTACTTTTGAGACTCATAATGAGTTCCATATAAATTGGGAAGTAGAAAAGTTTCATAATATAAAATGCAAATCTTTATTAGATAGGGTTTGCTTTGATCACATCAATAAGAAAATAATTCTTATTGACTTAAAAACTACTGTAAATGTATATAACTTTAAGCATTCAGTAGAAGAATATGATTATTATCGACAAATTGCTTATTATGGATTAGCTATTCAATGGTATATGCAAGAAGTATTAAATCTTAATTCTGAGGAATATGATTTTGAAGCATATATTATAGCTATAGGCAAAGACACCAATAATGAGATTAGAGTATTCAATATGAAAAATGATACTACTCTCAAGGAAAAGATCGCTTCAATATCAGAAGCTCTCCGAAGAATATCAGAACATATCAATACAGATCAATGGGACCATACACTTGAGTATTACGAAGGTGATGGAACAGAAGAACTGTAAATGATAATAGGAAATAGAACATTAACTACACGATATATACTTCCTTTCTTATTTGATTCTAACAAATTATTTAGTAGTGAATATAAATTCGCAAACGCTTATATTTCAGATATTAATAGACCTTATTTAGATAGCCACATATTTATATTGTTTGAATATGATACTACTATATATAGTAGTATTAATAATTATATGAAAGATAACAAATATCTATACGATAGTAAACTTATTTCTATTAACGGTATTTTATATCAAGAATATATATTTATAATTCCAAATGAATATAAAAATGTTATTCAAACTATCAAAGAAGGTTTCTATAATGATATATCTTATGAGTATAAAGAAAAGATTATTCATTTTTGGAATAACATAGATTTAAGTTATCTAAAAGGATTATTAGAAACAAAATACGATATTACAGAATACAAAAGCTTAGAAGAAAGGAAAGAAATAGTTGGTGAAGAAGACCCACCAACAAATGAAATAAACTTCTGGACAAAAAATATTTTTACTTAATAAATTTATGGGTATAATAAAGCCGCAGAATCTGTGAAGACCTACGGCTTTATTTTTTTAATTATTGTCACTAGTAGTTTTATCTAACTAGCTATCCAAGTATTCCCATTTTGTTTTAATATCTCTTGATTCCCAAATACCTCTCAGACCTGGAATAGGTTTTATTAAAGTTCGCTACCATTTATGCATCTCTTTATAAGGACCTTTTTTAATCTCTTCATCATCCCAATTATTTTCAATAGATAAAGGGTCTAATAATTTTATTAAATTGCTAACATTCTCTACAGGAGCAATAGCAGCTGAAGGGGATTTAATTTGATTAAAGAAATCCATTGGATTGTATTCAGCTCTTTCTTCAAAACTCATTCCTGCTAACCCGTACCCAATAAGCTATAACATATACTCATCTTCGTCATCATCTGCCATTGGCTTTAACCAGATAGCTGATAACATAGAATACATCGTTACTAGTGCTAGCTAGATAACCACTCTTCTAAAATTATACTTTTCAACATCGCTTACTTTTTTAAAATTCTATTTTCTACTTTCCTAATCTTTGTGATACTTCACATCATTATACAGATTATAAGCAAACTTCCATAAGGCTCTAAAAGACGACTGGTACTTAGCTTCTATATCGTCTTCGATATATGGATTATACTATTTAGTAGTTAAAAAATTATCTTCCAGATTATTAATGAAAAAAGAACGGTGCATAAAAACTGCTGCTCCAAAAGCATTAGTCATTATCTTAGTCTTATCTTCTGTAGACAACACTCCATCTATTCTGTTTGTTAAAAACCTAGCAATATTTTTAACAGAGTTCTACAGATTCTAATTATTGATTAAATCAGTATACTTGTTGTACTAATTCTTTATTGATAATTTACCATCTTTTACTTCGTACACATCTAATAGAGTAAAAGAGTTAATCTTATCAAATTCTTTACTACCTTTATTAGTATCATCAGCATAATATTTCCTAATATAAGCTCTCTTAGACATTATATCATTCTATTGTGGAATGTACTTATAATCAGAATATATAGCATTCACTATAGGTGCTTTTACTATATAATCTACAGCACTCCATCCACCCCATATTAAGTATTTTCTAAATATTCTAGTAGCTCTATTATACTGTAAGTCATCTATCTTAGAACTAACGTCTCTAGCAATTTCATTATGTTCAAGTATAGCTAAACTAAGGTCATTGTGTTTAACATCTCCTAAATGATATAACATTTTGGGTATATTAAACGTGTTAGTAGCTAAAGACTTGAAATAGTTTTTACTATTGAAATATCTACCAGCTAAAGCTTCTACTACTGATTTATGAATACCCTAAAACAAAGCTTTAGTTATAGCAGGAAAGTTATTACCTAAGTTAGAAGCCGTAGCATAAGCTCTAATATTGTCTAATATTTTAGTAACAGATATATTATAACCTAACACATTTACTACAACAGGTCTTTTATACTAACCATATAAATTCATATCTAGAAAATCCTAGTATTTTTTATATAAATTACTTTTATCTCCAGTAATATCTTGTTTAGACCTAGTAGTAAAATTAAACTTAGTAAAATCTCTTTTAGCTATTTCATTCTTTATTAATTCAAAATCGGCTTGCTTTTCATTCTTTAGACGATAATTCTCAGCCATTCTAGAATATTCTACTAACATACCCACTAGATTCCTAGAAATGTGTTCAGGATCATCTAGAGCTTTTACGTAGTGTGTTGGTACAAACTACAATTGAGATCCATCTGGTTTCTAAGTAAAGTTGTCTAAACTATATTCAGCATCATCCTACTTAGCTATAATATTATCTAAAGCAAAAGATTTTATACCTTTTGAAAACTTATTTCCTCTAGTAGTAAAATCAACTACATCCCCAGTAATCTGTGGTAGTTTATAACTTTCACGCTTCTTTAAAAAGCTAATTTTATTATTAGCTTCATCTATAGTATTTACTATTAGATCGTATATTTCTTTTTTCTACTTAGTATTTGTGGCTTCTTTAAAAGCTTTTGTATTATCATATAATGATTTCTTTGGTTGATAATATTCTGGATCTTCAAAGTTATAGTTTTCATTAACTAATTCTGAATCTTTATCTAATTCCTAGTTCATTCTACTTAATCTCATTTCTATATACTTACTATCTTTTGGAACTAGCATTTTATAATAGGATACTGGGCTAGGTTTACCATTTACCCAAGTATGAGATTTTTCAACCCATTCATCATAAACTTCTATACCTAAACTTTTATATTTCTTTTTATCTGCATAATATTCAGGTGTTTCTACTATTTTAGCTATCTTAGAAAATTCAGGATTACTTCCTTTATGCTTACTGTATAAAGTATTTAATTCTATATCTATCTCTAATAATCTAGCTTTTACTTCTTCCTATAGTTTATAAGCATCTGTTAAAGGCTGATTATTATTCCTACCTAAGTTTAATAATTTTTTTCTTTCTTCTGTCAAATCGTCATACTTTTGCTAATCTTCTCCCATATTAGCTCTTTCTAGACTCTAAAGTAAATTAGTAAATTCCTCAGTATACTGATAGCTTATGTTACGTTGCATCCATTTGTTAAATAAATCTTCTGACAATTCCTATTTTTTTTGATCTATTATATTCTATATTTCTTCTTGAGAATACTTAGTTGATTTAATCTTACCTTGCCCAATAGTTTCATAAAACTTCTGTAAGTCCTCTGCTATTTCCTTATCTTCTCCTGACTTAAGTTCTCCATTTTGATAATAATCGTTAGCTAAATTTCTCTTTACTGAGTAAAGACTATCTAACTGTAACCATTGTTTATTTGTAAGGCGTTCTAAATGTGGTCCAGTTTCATCAGTAACATCTTCAATTAAAGTGTTTATTTCAGTGTTTATCTACTTTAGACGTAATCTAGTATTTGGATGCAGTTCGTTATATGCTCTATAATACTCTGGTTTAAATTTACGTTCACAATGTTGTTCTAACCACTGTTCCTTTTCTTTTAAATAGTTATAGTAGTCTTCTAATTCTAAAGCTGTATAATTGTTATCTATTACTCCATACCTTGAATCTAAGTCTGATAAGAATTTCTTCATATCCTATCTAAATTGCCCATAATTTCTATCTCTAACCAAGTATCCAGTAGTATTACCGTTATTATCCTTTTCAAAGTAGAGTAAGCAATCCTTTCTGTCAATTTTATCAAACTCTCTTATCAATGTTTGAGCTTTGTTATTAGCAAATCTACCTACTTCATTATTAATATCTGTCATAATTCTATGAGCTAATCTAATAGCTAAATCATCTACAGATTTGGTACTCTATAATATTACACGTAAATAATTAATATCAGAATTAGAATTATTAAGTCTATCGTTGATATAAGATTCTACATCTTCGCTAGGTACTTTATATGCTTCTGAGTATTGCTTAATTAAAGTTTCTACTTTGCTCTTTAAGATACTATCGTATTTACCTGATATTTCTAAGTAAGCTCTATAAATTAGGTTTAATCTAGTGTTTAACTAATTGTGAGTATCTTTATCTAAATCATTAAAGTATCCTTGTAGATTTAATCTCTTGTTGATTTCATTAATAATAGGACCATAGAAATCTAAAAAATCATTCTAGAACTAAAGTAGACGTTCATTACTGATTAAATCAGGATTCATGTATGCGTTCCTTATTCGCTTTACTACTGGTTTAAATGCTATTGAAGATTCTTTAATAAAATCAATTAACACTTGCGTATCTTCACCTTTCTAAAGCATATCATGATACATATCAATCTATTGCTATAGTTTAGCTAGTTGTAATGGTGGATAGTTTTGAGTTCTTAAAGATCTATAACGACCATTTAAACCATTCATAATCTTATCCAATATCTTTTTACTATCTTTAGATAATTTATCCAATTCTGGATCACTATCTTCCATATAGAATATACCATCTCCAAGTCTGTTTATATCTGGATTACTGTTTCTATCTTCAATGATATCTGATATTTCATTAATAAGTTTTACAAAAGTATACCCTTCTATTTTATTAGCTAATTTGTTCAATCCTAATACTTTAACTATATTAGATAAGAATTTACGCCACATAGGCATATCATGTTTACCTACTAAATCTCTAAAAGCTGTATTAGACATTATTTCAGATATGAACTCTTTAGGAGATTTTAAGCCATAATAAAGCCCTTTACGAGGATGTTCTTTTTTGTTAAATATATTATCCAATCTGTTGTAGATCTTGTCAACATGAGCTTTAAAAATAGGATTATTATCATATTCATGTACCGTATAAGCGTGAATTAATTCATGATTGAAGTGTCTCGTTATATCTTCTGGTAACTCTCTATCGAATATCTTATCTAATATTTCTATTGTATTAGTATCAGCATAGTAAGCCATAGCACCACCTAGTTCTTTCACTAATTTAACCTTTATAGTTTTCAATACTTCTGGAGAATATTGATTCATCAAGTCTTTAGCAAATTGTTCCTAGTAATATAATCCACTATTTACCATATTAGACAAAGTAGCGTGAGCATCTGTTTCTGTAAACAACTTTGGAAACATAGATAACTACATATCCATATGATCTTCTACTGTTTCAGGAATATAATGTTGTATCATGGCTTTAATAGCCGCATCTCTATCACCATTGTAATCATTCATATATCTGAGAAATACAGTAGACTAAGCTCCATCAGGAGCCTAGTCAATTGCATAACCATTATTTTCAGATACTATATAATATGCAGCATCTTCGCTGCCTAGCACAGTAGTTAATTCATCTACTGCTGCTTTAACTTCTTTATTTTTTAAATTTAAACACTGCATAATTATTATCCATTACATTCATTCTTTCTTTGTTTACCCAACTTTGCCAATTTGCTTATAGTTGAATCATCAATATTATTTTCACGTTTACTTACTTCTATTGTATTATCTACAATTACAGGATCGTTCAACTTATTATCTGTTACAATATATACATTTTCTCTAGCTCTAGATACAGCTACGTACTTAAGCTATTGTTGAGTATTAGTATCAAATTTAGCACCAGTAATAGTACCATAGTATATCATAACTTTGTCATATGTGCCACCCTATGACTTATGAATAGTGTGAGCATATCCATAGTATATAGATTTCCTAATCTTAAGTCTACCATTTTCTTGATAATCTTTCATAGTTATAGTATTCAACTTAATATCAGATAGAGCTTTTTGAGCAATACGTACAGTATCAAAATCTCTAGACATAAATGCTTTAGATATCATCTTATTGATACTTTCTATTTCATTGGCTATAGCTTTTAAATTCTAAGTACTAGTATTATTATCTAATACAAATACCTTATCTGATACTGTTTCATTATCCATAGCATTAACTAATGTAACTTCGTATCCTTCTACTTCTGCTATTACACTACCATTAATAACAGATATGATCTATTTACTTATCTTATTACTAACGCTAGCTACTTTATAGTCTATACTATTACGTATTATTTCAGCTTGTGTTTCTCCGTCATTCATAGTAACATTATCATATCCCATAAGTAAATCACCTACTTCAATTTGATTAGGATTATCTCCATACAATTGTTTTCTAATCATATCGTTTACTGTAGGTATCATAGCGTTAGTAGCGCTAAGTATCCTAAAGTTAAAAGGATTAGTTTTATATTCATCAGAATTAACTATATCTTTGATAATCTAGTTTGGTTGTTCACCATCGTGCATATACTCAACTCCAAATCCATTTACTAACTTAGTAGTAAAGGACAATGATTTACCATTTCGTAGATTGGTAGCTTCTTCTAGAATAGGATTATCGCCAGTTCTTTCTACTTTAGTAAGTTCTACATTAGTAGCTTTATTCTAGAATACAGGAGATATTGCGTTATCTGATACTGGTGATAATTGAGCTGGATCTCCTATGTATATTACTTGAACATTATTTTCTTTTTTGAAATCTTCAACAAAGTTATACAAACCTTTACTAACCATTGAAGCTTCATCAATTATAAGTAACTGACCAGGTTTAATTTTAGGTTTACGTATTTGTTCTGTTTTTAACTTCTTAAGATCATAATTACCACTATCCAAATCAACAATAGGAGATAAACCAAATGCTGAATGCAAAGTAATAACCTAAGAATCTGGATTATTCATTTTAGTAACTGCATTAGCTCTATGAGTAGGAGCACTAAATACAGGTTCTATTCCTATACTGTTTAAGTATTTATTAAATATACTAATAATACTAGTTTTACCAGTACCAGCATACCCAGATAATGTCACGCTATTGTCATACTTACTAGGATTATTAATAAAATCTTCTAATACTAATAACGCATGTTCTTGTTGTTGATTTAATTTAAATGGAGTATTTACAACTTTACCATTTCTAAATGTAATGTGATCTCCAACAATATTTGCAGTAGAAGGTTTATATTCAACAGTTTCCAATGCAATGGAAGTAGGAGCAGTAGATACGCGATTCCTAGTTGGGGCACTCTACAATTCTTCTATACTAGTGTTCAATGCTACTGTAACAGGTTTATAATCACGTACTAATTCTATACTATTAATAATGTTAAGCCACTTAGACCTATTCATTTTGTTACCTAAGTTGATAATATTTTTAATATTATTAGTAGTAAATGCTGATTTAGCATCTAATGCTCCATCAATATTATTAAACTCAAACATAGAATTAGAATAATTATCATATTCTTTTACAACTCTACCTTCTTGATTTAAACCTTTCTTATTGGTTATTACATATACTGGTCGTTCTTGATCTTTGTCATCGAATATATTTCCAACATATTTGTATAAAATAGTGTTAGCTGGATCATTGTCATATGCCAATTTTACCTTTATGTACGGAGTATATACATTCTGTTTAGACTCATTTCTACCAACGGGTCTATAATTAGGTATCATCATTACTGGATACTTACTTCCGTTACGATTTTTATTTTCACTGAATAATACAGGGAATTGCAATTGATCTTCTACTTTATCTGTTTCAGAACTAAACACCTTTTTGTATAACTGAACAGGTTTAACAATTTTATTATTTGTCCAATTGTTTAAGAAGAAGTTATCAAAATCCAAATCAGTAATATTAAACCTTTCTGTAATACTCCTCATATAATCTGCGTAACCAGTACTTTGTATACCACTTATTGGTAATAAATTAAATATACCATTCTTAGTAAAGTTACCAGCAGTAGTAGCTAATTGATATCTTATTAAATCTTGAGCAAATTGCTTTATTTCAGGATAATCTGATTCTAATAATTCTTCCCAATATTGATTAAGATTCTACTTTAAATATTTATCATCATCAGATATTCTATTTTTTATGATAATATCTGGAGCGTTATACTTATCAGTACTCATTCTAGTCAAAGTACCAAGATAGTTAAGTAATTGATTACCTATTTTGCCATCCTGTGTAAGCATTTCTGGATACTTACCTGCTAATATATCCGCTTTGATTTTTGATAACCTCTTAGCCATAGTATCTGTACCATAAAACATATCATACAAATCTACGCCTTCTTGGTTTAAGAAAGAGTATCTTAAAGATCCTTCTAGTTCATTAGAAATAGTTTTATTTAAAGATTCATCATTGGTATCTATTCTATTTATCATAGTAAGTACTTGACTTATAGCTGATTTAAAATCTTTTTTTCCTCTGATCATTATATCACTAAACATATCAGAAGGACCAACGATACCGTTGTTAATCTTAGTCATTAAGAATGTACTATTCAAATAGTTTAGTATATCATCTTTGTCAAACAAAGTGGAATTAGCAATTAGGCTTTTTAACCTATATAAGAATCTGTCTTGTTCAATGAAGTTCCCACCAAATCGTTTAGTATCAATCTATGATAATTGAACTAATTTAGACATATCTTGAGCTAAATCATTAAGTTGGACAAACAATTCAGATATCAATATTTGATTCTTATAATAATTATAAGTTTCTTCATTAGTAAGATTATCTTTTTGACTTAGCTACAATTGTTGTATTAAAAAGTCTCTATCTGTAATATCAGTAGCAAAATCTTCAATAGAGTACAAACCTGTAGACCTACCTTCACTATCTAATTTTTGCATTACTATATCTCCAGTTTTACTAATTTCTAGATCTAACTTCTTTATACCTAATTCTGTAGCAGCTTTCTTATATTTATCATAGTATGATTTACGTATAGCAGCAATCTCATCTTTTACTATAGCTGTCTTACTTTTGCTATCATCTACACCGTATATGCCAGATGCTCTATCATACGCACTAGCCATATCTTTAAGTATCTGCTGTGGTAAGAAATAGAATGTATCTTTACCATAACCTACTCTAAGTAAGAAATTACATATGTTATATGTATATTGTCTTACATTAAGTCTAATAACATACGGGTCTTTAGCAACGTCTACATGAGCGTTAATCATAGCTGATATCCAGTCTAATATACGCAGTCCTTCTTCTTGGATCTTTGTGGGATTACCTTGTTCATCTAATAGTATGTTACCTTTTTCATCTCTTTGATATACTATTTCATTTCTACTCTTAATACCCTCGAGTCCTACAAAACCTAATCTTTGTAATAAAGATATGTCTGAGAACTTAAGATTAGCTAACTGGGTTAATACATGATTTTTATTATTAAGAGCAAAAGGACCAATACCAGTCTTACCACCAGAATATTCATACTTTTTATTCATTTGATAAGTAGGAGATAGCTCTCTAAATGGTATTCTATCACCTAATTTACCTTGACCATCTACAATAGGAAGAATCTCTTCTTTAATTATTCCAGTTACTTTATCAAGTGGTAATCTAGTTTCATCTACATTTTTCTTATCAGTGAGTACTGCTAGATATGTATCAAGTAACAAGTTTTCATTAGCCTCTCTGCTATTAGCTTCATATACATTTGTAGGACTACCTATACTTTCTAACCATCGGTTATACAAAGTGAAAGTAGCAGAATACCCTCTAGCTGATTCTTCTAATTCTCCACCTTGTTCTTCTGTATATCTTCTTTTTAAATACGCTTCAAATGTTTCATTACTATTCTGTTTCTTAAATTCTATTTTATTCCCTTCTTTATCAAAGTTATATCTTGCTATATATAACTTGTCAATATCGAAGTCAGAACCAGTTTGAGTAGTAAATTCATCTGGTAATATAATAGTATCACCTACTACAGAAGGAAGTACATCTACAATTCTAAGACCAGCAATAGAAGATAGACCTTGTGTAGGAATACGATAACCCATAGCCATAGGACCTGCTTCTTGACCGATAATCTTATGTTCTATTAACCAATCTCTAGCTTCTACAAAGCTCTTATTTTTATAATCTGGAATTATGTGAGAGAATAAATTGATAGATATAACAGAATCCATACTACCGTCTTTATTTATGTTGAGTAGAGGTTTGCCATTATTAATAGCTCTACTACCTACAGTCTTTATAGATTTAAATCCAAAGGAAGACATCTGAATAAATGCACCACCTGGTAACTCTAAGTCAATAGCTTTCTTATTAGTAGTAGATGTTAATTTAGTTTCAACCCACTTACTATCTGGCAATGCTGATAAAGGAATTTTAAAGTCTGTACCATCTTGATTTACTTCAAGAGCTTCTTCTATATCTTTACCCATATTAGATGCCCTGGCTTCTTTTATTAACTGTTTAGAAGCCTTAGTATAATCAAGAGTATTATCAGACAAGAACATGTCTTTTACTTCTTTAAAGCCTTTATTAGATATAGCATTAATAGTACCAAACAATTGTTCTTTAATTTGTTGACCAGTTATTTCATTACTAGTACCTTCCTGATATACTCTATTCATTACTAGGTTAGATACAGCAACTGTAGATACCTATGTACCAAATAATGTTCTATCGTGAGTATGTGGATCTGTTATAAGCTATCTTCTAAGATTTCTAAACTTCTAAGTAGTAATATGCATATTACTTAGATCGTTTATTTCATCATTCTTATAATCCTTATATATATCAGTAGCCCCTTGTATACCTACCTTAACAGCTGATTCAAATGCTACTTGATCAATAGGAGTAAGTCCCTTATACTTGCCAATAGCATTCATTCTATCGTATATTTCTCTATTATCTCCAGTAGCTAATACTTTAAACATAGGGAACATAGCCATCTTATTGAATACTGGTATACAATGTTTTAAATTAGCATCATATGTATAACCAAAATAAGTAGTCTTTAATGGCTTGATTAATGTCTTTAAAGATTTAGCGTACAGCTCAGCGTCATTCAACCAATCTGTATCACTCTCCATTATGTTAAATGCTTCCTCGATTTCATCACTCCATTCTCCAAGCATCTTAATAATGTCTCTATACATTTGAGGTCTAATATACACAGCAGCATCTGCTTGATTGATATTACCTTTAGTACCCTTTTTGTTCATACCATATGCTGATGCATCTTCTACAGCTAAATCTTTAGCTAACTGAAATACCATAGGATATTTTTCTTCTGCTGATTTAGGGTCTTTCATTAACTCATCTACTTGAGATTCTGTTAAACCTTCTTTTTCAATAAGTAATTTTCTAGTATTAGAGAAAGTAAATAAATCTTCTAGTTCTTTGTGTTGTCTACTAGGTATTTCGTTATCATTAATAGTAGTATTCGTGTAAGTCTATCTATTCTACAACCTTCTGTACTCTTTAACATTCTTATCTACACTAGTATACCATTGAGTTCTTAGATTGTCTCCAGTAGACAATACAGCTCCTAAACGTTTGATCTTATCGTCATCGTTTTTAAAGAAAGCGACATCTCCTGTAAATATTTTTTCTGTTTCTAGTACAGATATATTATAGTTTATCATATGATTACCAATCATAGTTAAAATGGCGTATCTTTCTGCCTGACTAGATACATTATTATTTGGATGCGCTAAATATATTTCTTTAAACTTATTTAATACTACATTGTCCAAAAGTTTATTTTTAATTACTTTTGGATTTTTTTTGTCTCTTTCTATTATGCCTAGCTTCTCACAAGTATCTATTTCTTGCTTAAGTTGCATATGAAGATTGTCGTTGATTTTCTAAAAAGTATCTTTCGGAGTTGTAAATAATTCCTATTTTATATCTTCTAATACTTGTACTACACTTCCGTCTTTTACTGAATTTTTAATTCTTTCATTTAAATCTATCCATTTAAGTTTACCATCTATTTTTGTATAATATCCAGTAAAATGTCTAAATAAACCACCTTTACCTGAAGTGTGATAATTTTTAATTGGTTGTTTTACATCCTACAAAGAGTTATAATATTCTACAATAGTATTATACTCATCTTCCCATGAGCGGTACAGGTGTTTTATAGCTCCTCTATTAAATTGTAATTTTAAACTATTACCAATCTGAGTAATTAACATTTCCTTATTAAATAATCCAACTCCACTAATAGTAAACCATGTCTTTTTATCAGCCATAGTTGGAAATATAATATGATTATTATAAGTAAATGTCATCTTAGCTAAGTAATCCTCAACAGGTGAAATACTTAGATAATCTCTACCTTTATCCCCTCTATTTTCTCCATAGAAATTAACGAAAGTATTTAATTTAATAGGACTGTTATTATTAACAGCAGATAAAATTAAGGAACTTCTACAATAAGTATCTGCATTTAAGTCTTTTAAAGTAGCATCATCGTGATTATTAAGCCATCTAATTTGATCTGACACAAAACAGTTTAAAGTCTTAGTAAATATAATATTATTATTAGGACCTAATACTGATATTTCAGTGTCACTAGGATGAGTTACAGCTTGAGCTTGAGCTAATACATTAACAAAGTTACTCTTACCTAAGTTCATGTATATCTAATCTAACTGTCTAACTGTAGCTATACCTTTTTTATTAGTATATTTTGTCTTATTATCTATAAGATTCTGAAGTGTTCCATTAAATAAATATTTTAATGCTCCAGCTTCATTACCTAATATTAATTTAGATATACCATAAGGTCTGTCGTTAGGTAATAATCCTTCTATAGTATCATGATCCACAGTAATACCAATAGAGTTCAGTATATTAACTAACTCATTGATATAAGTGTCTACATCGGTATTAGTAATAGTATTTCTATTATCTTCCACCTACTTATATAATTTATTAAATCTACTTATAACTGCATTTATTTCAGTTTTATTAGGTTTTGTTTCAGTTTCAGTTCTTTCTACTAAAGAAGAATTAAAGAACAAATCTGACCAAGTAGAAGGATACATTTTAGTAGCTCTTTTATTTATTCCATCATCTACCACAAATGATGTACCTTGTTCAGTTTGTTGATAATGCACTTCTACAAAATTCTAATCAAAGCTTTTAATAGTTTGTAATATTTGTGTCTAGAGATTTATATCAATATCTCCATTCAATCTCTTATATAAGAAAGCAAAGAAAGCGTTACCCTTAGCTAATCTAGCACATCTACCTAACAATGAAGTTTCTGGATTTTGCCCTGGCTCAGTACTAAATGATTCTACTGTGCTCAAGTTTTTAAGAATTAAAGCATAAGCAGTATCATAATTAACTATCATAGGTAAACCAGTAATAGTATTAATTCTAGTACTAAGAGTCCTAGCTTTTACTCCACTAACATCTTTATAACTAAAATATGTATCAGATAAAGTAGCAAAGAACATTTTTGCACTAGCTAATGCGTTATTTTTCTTATCGAATTCATATCCAGCTTTATCGTAGTTCTATATACCATTACTTTCTCTATCTAGGAATTCTTCATCCATATTTTGATTTATAGATCTAATCCCCATCTATTCAAGCATTGGTTGTAGATGATACATAAATACATCGAAGTTATCTACTATTTCTTGTAACGCTTCTTTCTGTTCAGTAGTAGTTCTATTTGATTTAATAAACGACTATAAAAGATTCTTAAGCTTTATGTTACTTAGATTCTATACGTCTGATATATATTTAGCACCATTAGCTATAAACAAACAAGCCTTTAAGCTATCTAACGCTGAATGAAAATCTTGTAAAGTTGGAAAGTACTTTAAAGTTATATCCTTATTAGGACCAACTTTATAATAAGCTCCATCAGTATAAGAATCTAAGAAGTCTTTAAGAGATTCTTCATTAAGCTAGTAATTAGAAAAATCTCCATACTTAATAGAATCAAATATTTTATTAAGATTTGTAGGATCAATATTAGAATTAATATTTAAGAATTTTTTAATATTACGGAATATCTTGTTGATATAGTATCTCAAAGTAGATTCTTTATCATTAAGCATATAATCCATAAATCTATCTGCTATTACTTCTTCTAATTGCTTATTGTCTAGATTACTATACTGGTTGTTCTGTTTTCTGAACTCATCGTATAATTTACTTCTAGTATCTTTATCTAACATAAGTAAGGATACTCTATGCCAAGCTTCATGATACTGTACTCCTTCAATAGCTTTATTAGATATAGCTATTCCATCTGCTCTGGCGATACCATATACAGCAGAACCATTGGCGAATTCTCTAATAACTCCATTAGTTACTTCTACTTGTTCATCAGTAAGACCTAACTTCTTTTGTAGCCATTTCTTAGCTTTTTTGGTATTAATAAATTTACTTTGTTTTAGCTAGTTATTATTCAATATCTTAGGTGCCCCATCTAACCCTAAGAAACTTGATACAGCATCTGAATCAGCATCTGTAAATTCATCATACTGTTTATCTTCTGTCTTGTTTCCAAGTTCCTCTGTTGCATCGAATGTAGAAGCATCATATAAACTAAATTTCTTTTTAGTTGGTTCTTGTGCAGCAGTATCTAGCTTCTTCTGTTCTTCGGTAGGTTTACTTGATATTATAGGAGAATCTATATACACATAAGGTCTAGTAAACAGTTTATCTTGTAAGTCACTCAACAACTTACCATGTTTAATTAAGTAAGCTAGAGTTGTTAACCCATCTGGATGTTCCTCATCGGTGATTAATTTACCGTTTACTCTTTTTAAACCAACATCCTACAGGTCAAACTCTAAGCCAGGAGCTAATTCTAGATGATCTATATTGTCATCTAACATTGCTTCTCTGAATGATTTAGGCAAATTGGTCCATAACAGGTTATTCTCTGTATTCCAGTGTAGATTTTCAGCTATAAACTCAACTAAATCTTCAAATCCAACCTCTGTTCTCAATCTAGCTAAAGAAACCTGCTCTCTACCTAACTGAGCATATCCGTCTTTATAGTTTACAAAGAACTGCTTATCAGCTAGAAATGCGTATCTTGGGTCAGATGGGTCTAGTACAGTAGAACTACCATAGTTTACCACTAGTTGTATCACGTCTTCTGGGTAGACGGCATCATTACCTGTTTGTCTATACAGTATTACATTAGCTAAATATCTAGCTAGCTCTGACGGTCTACCATCTTCGTTACTAAACCTAGCCTCATTCAGTTTAATATTCCTAGTAACGCCAGCAGGCGTATTCTGCGCAGGAGGGTATATGAATATCTTACCTGATCCACCTCTACCCGGTAGCGGCATACCGTTTCTATCCATGATTATGAAGTGATCTGCTACTCCTTTGCCAATACCAAATCTAGTATCAGAGTCTAGTAACTAATATAAGTTTGTTATGCCAAATGCGCTTATCTCTCCAAGATTCCTATTAATAGCTCTACCAGCTTCATCTCTAGCTACATTAAAGTTACCGTTAGTAATAGTAATGTTTTTAAATGTTACCTCACAATTAGGGTCATTAAGTTTAGCTTCTATAATCTGATTACGTAATTCACGTATCCTATCTTCCTCTGTTTTAGATAACTCTCTACCATGTGTTCTATATATACTTTTAGCTCCTTCTATGGTTTTCAGCGTAGCTATGAATTTGCGGTTCTAGTTTGACGGTATGTTTTTAATGCGTACTATATAGTATATTATACCGTCATTAACAGTATTAACTACTATATTAGCGATATGGTTTCCTTTCTAATCTGTTATTACAGAATTTACTTTTATCCATTTAGCTTCTAGCAAAGAAGGCTTGTAATTATCTTCGTTATCATTACTCGAATAATTGTCTAGCACGATATCGTATACAGATATATTTTTACCACCAGCTAATGTTATTTTTTTTCTATCTCCTTTTTTAGTGATTCTATATTCGTCAAAATAAATACGTCCATCATTATCCGTACGAACTTCTATATCCTATTTTTCTTCAATTTCTACATATATAGGAGCTTCATCCCATGTAGCTTTATCTGAGGGATTGTATGAACCAAACTTAGAATCTTTAGGACCAACTTTAGCAGTTACCCTACTCCTAGCTAGTGCTCCAGGTGTAGATAGATACTCATTTAACGCTTTACCTGACTCATAACCATCAAACATAGGTTGGTCATTATCTGGTTGATAGTAAAGAGTACCATAAACTAGTTCAGTAGGCTCCTCATCATCTACCTATTCATTATCAGTGTCATACACTTTACTGTCCTAAACATCCTACTCAGTAATAGGTGCAGATGGTTGCTCTGTATTACTAACAGAAGAATGAGTTTCTGGAATTATATCCTCTTCTTGTTCTATATACTATTCCTATTCTGATGCTCTATTATTTGTACTAGTAAGATCTTCTACATCCTAAGTACTCTCATAATCAGATGCGTTTTCATCTACAGTAGCCTCTGGATTATCTGCTACGTCGTTAGTGTTATCTTCTGATATAGTTTCTTCAGGGTTAATTAGATCTTCTTCAGTTAGTTCTTCTTCTACTAACCCTTCATAGTCTTCGTTTGTATCTACAGTTGTACCTAATTCCCAAAATGATTTAGGAGATGCAACTTCTTTTTCTTCTTCTTGAACAGGTTGTTCAGAAGGAACTTGAGTAGGCTGAGAAACAACTTTTTCCTCTTCTTCAGTTTCTCCTGTTAGTTGTTGCTATGTCTGTTCAAGTGTATCAGACTGCTAATTAATCGGTTCTTGAATTTCATCTACTGGCTGTTGTACTTTATCAGTATTATCTTGCAATGTTATAGTATCTGGAGTGTCTTCTTCATCAATATTGGCAGGTTCTTGTTGTACTGTTTCTTCTTGAGCTTGCTCATTCTAATCAGTCGTATCTTCTACAATACTGTTCTTATACATATCAACAGCTTTTCTTAAGGATACTTTACTGTTCATGAACTTATTGTACGATTGTTTAGCGTCAGATAAAGCAATGTCTGCTAATAAACTCTTAACCGCATTCTGTTCTATTTTGTCCCTAGAACTTAATACAATATCATCAGGGTTTATAGGGAATTTGTCTTTAATTTCAGATAAACTAGATAAACGTTGTTCAATATTAGCTTTAGCAATGTAGAATTCGTCTAATTTCTGTTTGTCTGCTATCTAAGAATTTTCTAATACCTTTATATAGTTATTTATTCCTTCTAACTTTGCTTTATCAAATAAATAAGCTTTTAACAGTAAAGAAGTTTCACTATCAACCTATTCATTTGATAAATTACTTAGTATTGCATCAATTTCGGAGTTGACGGAGTTGTTAATCTGAGCTATATCTTTTATTTGATTCTCATAATCTGATATAGCTTTATCATGCATATCCTATTTATGTTTGTAAATAGCTGCTGCGATGTGCCTATCTTCTCCTTTGAATGATCTTACTTTATCATTATTCTTTATGATGTCATAGATAGCCGATATGTTCTTTTTTTCAGCTTCTAAATCCTCTTTAGTCCATCCATCAGGAATACTACCAGATTCTATCTACTAGTCTATAGCGTCTAGAAATGCTTCTTTGTTAAGCATTCTTTTATCAGCTTTATTAGCATATTGGATATACTTATATATATCTTCTTTTGCAGATATATGTTCTGCCATTAAATTTCTAGATAATTCTGTACCTGCATTATAAGATCTTAGATTATTGACAGTATTTACAGCTGTAGTTCCACCACCCATAAGTAAACCGATAGCTGCACCTACCTTAAAGTTATCTACCAACTCTTTATTTCCATCTAAAGCTGGATCACCACTAATACCAGCTACAGCGGCTAAACCTTTTAATGCCATAGCGTTATTTTCCATAAACATAGTAGCTATGTCAATGGGGTTATACAGATCGGTATCAGGTACATCCTATTCATTCATACGATTACCAATCATGTATTGTGTTACTTCTTCAACCCCTTCTAATGCAGCATTAGCACTTATTCTAACTGTGGGTTCTAACACATATTTAGATAATCTATGTTTGGCTACCTTAGACATTTTAGGAGCTACTTTCTTAGTAGTATAATCAATTGCTTTATCTAACACTTTGACTGTACCATTAATAGCTCTTTCTGGTAAATTAAGTTTGCCTAATACTTTAGTAAATACTTTACCTGCCCCAGGAATTATAGTAGCAGCTTGAGCTACATCACTGGCAGCTAAAGACATATTACGATTATATATATCTTTCAAATTATTTTTAGTACTATATCTCAGCGCATCTAATTCTGCATTGCCAGTAGGTATATCATACGCTAACATATCTTCAAACACTTCATCATTGCTTCTATAATTTGAAGAATTCTTATCTTTAGAATATTCTATACCAGTTATACGTTTTAACTCATCTCTACCTATATCAGCTATGCTATTTATATCTATGTTATTCTTACTAGCATACTCATATACATTTTGCTTATAATTATTAGCTACTTCTGATAGAGATTCTCTATTCCTAGACCATACTTCAGTACCTACAGTAACACCAGCCCCTATCAACGCTGCACCTCCTGCAATCAATGGAGAATATGGTCCTGCTGGAGAAGCAGCAGCTTGAGCTGCTAGATAATTAGCTCCAGCTACGGCAGCATAATTAACTGCTGTAGCTTGTATAGAAGAAAAAGAAGTACCAAGAGCTCTAGGTACTTGATACGTCCAATCTTCTTGTTCTAATTTTTTCCACTGATCTGTAACAGAATATATACTATTAGTATAATGGATTATATTTCTACCAAACTGAATGTCTTCCCCAAGCTCTTTACTTTTCTGATCTTTTTCAGAAATACCTTCGTTAAGAGCCTATAATCTAGCTTCTATAGTAGGTTGATATCCATATTTATTATAATATTTACTAGCTACTTTTTTGTATTCATCTAGCATACTAACGTATGTATCAAATGCTACTTTATACTAAGGGTAAAGTTCATGGACTTTGTTAGTATCTTTATCTAAATAAGCGCGATTAAGTTGCTGGTCTAGCAACTTCATTTCTCTTTCAGTTTCAAGAAATACTTTTTGAAATTCTAATTCACCTCTTTCTTTATCGTTCAATAGTTTATCTCCAGTAGATCTTTCTACCATATCCTATTGAATACCATTGATAAATGAGAATACTGGATCTGCTATAAAGTTGGGTACTATTCCATTCTTTGTGGAACTAGCATCTTCTGTAGATACTTTTTGTTTCTACTAAGGAGTTTCTTCTAAAGAATATGTTTCTAATGGTTCAGTCTAAGCCATATTAAATTCATATTGTTCTTCAGACAGATTAACCCCAGTTAAAGGATTAAATGTATAATCCTTTAACTCTTGAAGCCTACTTCTCATATTATCTTTACTACCCACAGTAAATGTTTGCTTTTTTGCCATATTATTATTATTTAAATCTAAAAGATTTATTTTGTACATCAGAATATAATCCAGAATACGCAGTTCCTGTCAAATTCATTTTAAGAGCTTGCTAATTCAGGTATTCAGCATCAACGCCTCTAGTTGGTATCGTATTTGTTAAATCTAATATATAATATTTAATTCCAGGTCTAATAGTCCTTGTAGTGTTACTACTCCATTTCTTAGCAATTTGCTCTCCTAACTCAGACTTTTCACCAGATGTTTTTCCTGATAAGTTATGTGTTTCACTATCTGATATCTATTGTTTGGATGTCTATACTACAGCTCCAGCTTTCTTCATATCATCATCAGTAAGACCTGCATTTTTAATGTCATCCTCAGATATAGCAACTTTTATATTTTGTAAGTTTAAAGTACTCTGTTCACCATTTTCTATAGTTGGTAAAGTCATCATATAATCATTACTCATCAATATCATATTGTTGAAATTTCCTGATTTTAAAGCATTAATGACCTTGTTCCTACCAGGACCTACAGATTCAAATCCTGCTATCTCAGATATAACTCTAGACGTTAAGTTTAAGTTTTCACCTCCAGATATTACTCTACGTTTACCGAGTGGAGTATTTTGTTCATCTTTAGTTATTCCTTGTATAGTATTACTAAGTAAGTCATTTAATGGAGCATTTCTGCTAACTCTACCAAAATTGTTAAATATATCATTAACTGCATAATCAATTTTATCACTCTGTATTTGTAGCTTACCATCCTTTTCTGTTCCATATTTATTCATAATATCTCTAAACATATTACGAGGAGTAGCTGCATTTGCTATTGATTTAAGCTAGTTGGTTGCTATTTGTCTAACAGATTGATCTTCACTATTAATATCTGTTCTTAGTTTCTCATAATTAGGATTATTAGACAAATAATTATCTCTAGCTATATTAAACTTCTCTAAACCGTTATATTCTAAAGATTCGGTTAAGTACCACGGACCATCCTAATCTGGCTGTGGGTTGTCTAAAGTATGTTTATATCTTATTTTGGCAAATTCATTTGCTTCTCTACCTTCATAAGCAAATTCTCTTCCAGCTCTATAAATTCTATCTGCAAATAATGCGTTAGCCTAATCTTTATTAAGTCCTTGCTTAATTAAAGATTGTATATGCATTTGAGCCTCTGGAGTATTATATATAGAAGAGATATTTTTAGCTATTTGTTCATCAGTTCTATCAGTAGATACTCCTAAGTAATCGTAACTACCATCTGATCTTATAAATTCTGACTTCAAATTATCTACATATGGTTTTACAAGATCTACTTCGGATTTATAAGCTAATGGAGCAACGTCATTATATATCTTACTATTTATTGTATCATAATCTGTAAAATTTACATCATGCCACAACGGATTATATTTACCAGCTAACATTAACTTTTGATTAGCAGCCTATCTCTAGAGCATACCTTCACGACTTTGTTGTAACTGACTAAGTTCATTGTATGGTCTAGAGTTTATAAAAGATTGTATCATCGAACGACCTTCAGCTGTTTTTATCATATCTGGATTTGCAGCTAATTGATTTACTAGATCTTGTGCAGCTCCAATAGTATAGTCATAAAATCTTTTTGTATCTACTGCTGATGGGGATCTAAACTCACCCCATTTACTAAATTGGTTTGCTAAATCATTGTAAGCTTTATCTACTCTTTCATTATTTGCTTTACCTATAGCATATAGCTATTCAAAAGGAATTGGAGTATATTGACTAATATACTCACTTTCTATTGGTTTGTCAAATCTATTAACTGCCATAACTTAATCTACTGTGTAATTCTTTTAATTGTTTAGATGTCATACCATATTCTAAATACGGTAGCATTGCTTCTAACATTGCCTAATCTCTGTTCATTAAACGTTTGTCTCTACTAATAGCTTGTAATCTTGTAGATAAATCACCATAGCCTTGTCTACGTATATTTCTAGCTGTAGCATCATTCTGAGCCTGTTCATTAGCTGCTATATGTCTTGCATTAGCATACTGTTGTCCCCATTGATTTGCTATTTGTGCATTATTAAACGCCATTTGGTTTTCGGCATTATTCTTTTGAGAGTATACATTAGCTATTGCATTGTTTCTATTAACTGCCGATTGTATACTAAACGCCATATTAGCTCCTGTATTTGGATTTACATTAGCCATATTGTATCTTGCTATAGCATCACTAGAAGCAATCTAATTAAGTAAAGGATCTATGTTATATTCTGTAGGTCCATAAACTGGATCATATGTATAAGTATCCACTTGTTCTGGTCTACCTACTGATATATTACCTATAGGACCAGCTAAAGCAGCGAGGTTACTCATTAGCCCTTCTAAATTAGTAGGAGACACTGCATTCTATTCTCCTACACTAGATGGAGTTAATTTTCTATTAATATTTATTTTACCAGGATTACCAGTATAGTTAAAGTAAGATCCTCTTTCATTAGAAGAATCTACATTACCTATTGGAGCGTTCACTGTTATAGGAGTTCTACTAAATCCAGTTTTAATAGGTATTCTCTGTGATTCTCTACTTTTAGCTGTAGTAAATGCCTAGCCTATTTTGTGCCAATCACCATATTTCCTATCTGTCATTAAAGCTTTAGCTTCTTGTACAGTAGGTATTACCCCTTTATTCTTACCTAAATAAGTAGACATATCACCATATTTACCACTATATATATCTTTTATATCTTGATCTGTGATATTATTTACCCAATTAAGATACTCAGGCTTATAGTCATTAGTGTTACTATCCCAATACTGAAACTGATTCATATCAGTATTATACTTATAGGGTTTTATTCTCGGTGATATGCCTTTACTATTCGTACCATTACTATACTTATTAGCCTTAGAAGTCTTACCTTTTACAGTTTCTTGTAATTCTAATAATTCCTGATAAACAATTTGGTTATTCATTTCATTTAATCTCTTACTATTTTGAGCATAAATATCACCACCTTCTTTTGCTTTTCTCATTAATTTCTTTCCCATTTCAGCAAATGTCTTTTTAGTTCCTGGAACTTTTAACTTATCACTTAGTACTTGAGTACCTACTGGCACATTAAGTAAATTAGAATCTGTTGGTTTACCTTCCTCAGGTATTGAACCTATTGTACCATCTGGAGTTCTAATTAATTCTCCATCATCTAAGTAAGCCATAGTAGATGGTACTACTCCACCTTTAGATAATGATAAATTATTATATCCATTATTCATATAGTAGTCGGAAGCTATCTATTCTGCATTAGATCTTGCTTGTATCCCATTTCTTATCTTAGCTCCTCTATTCTAAAGATATCTCTTACTATGACCAAATAAACCAGCTATACCAGATGGATTGGTAACTTCACCTGTTTGTTCATTAACATCTCCACCAGTACCCATAGTAGATGTAAGTAATCCTAATCCGCCTCCTATAATAGCACCAGGTACACCAAACTGAGCACCTGCCATAGCTCCGCCTGCTACCCCACTTAATATACCACTAGCTGTAACCTAATTTCCCTATGTGGCATTACCTATCATATTTAATCCTGCACCTATCGCATCAGTAATCTAATCTACTCCATATGCATATTTAGGTATATTTATTTTCTTCTTCATATTATAGCATAGAATATCTATAAGTTGTCTTCACATAAGGAAGCTTAAACTCTTTGTTGTTATTACAATCAAATGTATAATTACATATTAAATATTTTCCTCTCATTCTACCAGCATAAGACATATTAGTCTATTCCTATTGATATGGGTCATTCTGTTTCTCTCTGCCAATAGGAAATCTATAATTGTCCTCTCTGTGGTCTATGTTCTCCCAATTAATTGGTTCTGTTTCCTAAGTTTTAGTAGTGAAATATATGTTCTTTAATATCTTAGTTTGATCCTAATTAGTAGGATCTATAAGATCTGCATACATCCATTGATTATCAAACACTTTAGTCTGAGCCATATCTTTATTAACTACAAATCTGATATAAGAAACTCTTTCTTCTTTTACTTCGCTATTTACATCATACATATTGTGTAAATAGTAACAGTTATTATTTTTTATAGTTACTAACCTAGTAGAGAATGGGAAGAACCAGTTTGGATTATGAGTATAGAATGAAGTAAATACTCCTAACTATTCATTAAATATAAGAGACCTATCGTATACTCTGAACCAAACTTCATTATACTTTTTATCATAGAATGATACAGGATTAGTTCTAGCTTTGTCTGGTAAACGATTAAGATATGTTTGAACAAATTTAACTTTAGATAATTCATTAAATCCATTACCTAATGAACATAACACATTCTTATCAAGATCGTACCAGTATATAGTAGTCTCAGAATTAGTAATGCTCTTATCGTTTACTATACTATCTCCATTTAGTGTTACTAAGTAGTCGAACCTAGTAAGTATACCACCTGTACCTAATACTAATGCTCCAGCATTATTATCGCTTATAAGAGATCTATCATTTACTGATGCTATTCCAACTGCACTATCCTAAAAATAATATAACCTGTTTTTAAACACTTTAAGATTAGTTATCGGTCCATAAGAACTATCTACATCTAAGTAATTAGCAAACTTGAATTTAGTCCAACTATCAGTTTGTTCATTATTAGTCTTTAATTCAGAACATGTTATTCTATTAGAACTCTTAATATCATCTTCAGCATACATAGACTTTTGTATATAGCTTTTACTAGTACTAGAACTAGAATATGCTGCATTGTATGCATACATAGGTACACTCTATGCAGATATAGTATTCAGAGTTCCAGGTTCTGTAGTATAATATATATTAGCAGAACCAACTGTAGCTCCTGTTCTAGAAGGCAATGTTTCTTGACTGAAGTGAGTATCATTTCTATAATATAAGTTAACGCTAGATTCCAGCGGTATATAACATCCAACGTATCTCTTATAACCATTCATATCAGTAGATACATTCTTAGTAAACAACAAAGTGTGTGAATAGTCAAATACTCCTAAGTAAGTATCTCCACCAAAGCAGATAGGATTATTATAGTCATCCCAAGTAGGTTTTACATAAGTATTGGTACTTATATAGACAGAGTTTTGTCTATTAGCATAAGTATCACCACCATATTGTGCAGCTCTTTTCTTTATGTTAACAAATAGTACAGCATTATAAGAATATTTAGATCCGTATGGAGTTCTTGATATTCCATTATATGTATCGTATAAATTATTAGAAGTAACTACCATGTTAACACCATGAGGACCCCAAGCTTCATACGATCCTATTGACCAGTTAACATAAGAGTATTTGTCTATATAATCTATATAACCTTTAGCTCCTTCTAAATCTGTGTAAGGTGATATATTAGTAGTTTTTATAGCACTGTTAATATCAAATGCGATTCTATTGTTAGAATTCTAGTAGTTAGCGTATTCTTTAGTAAAGAACTGATAGTATTTACATATACCTCCACTTTCTTCATCACCATTCTATTCAAATCCGTCTAGTATACCATTTTCTAATCTTGGTCCATCTCCAGCATGACTTGCTTCTGAAGCTATACCACCAAACGGGTTCTTTTGATATCCTGTATTAGTAATATTTATTACTCCAGTAAAAGGTATACCACATCTATGGTGTTCGTTGCCTGTATCATTACAATAGGTAGCACACATACCACAATATAAAGGTACGATTTTAGCATCAGATGTTATTATCTATTCAGACTTTTCTTTATTGAAACATATTTCAGGGCTTACTAAATCAAACACTCCGTTAGTGTCAAATGGATTTTGTAATTGTTTCTCTTGTTGCTCCATTCTATTATCCTGAATAACGTAATACCCTTGAGCAAATGCTGTATCTTTAGATGCTGAGAACGTAGGCATGATAGCTGGTCTTCTATCCATAGGACCTAATGTGTGCCTACTATAAACATAATCATCAGAATTTGCCCATCCGTTATATCTAATTGTTCTATTTAATAAACCTTGAGCTACTACTGTTCTATCGGATATAGTACGGTCGCATCTTACAATTTCGTATGCTGTTACATCTGTAGGTATATTGCTTACTTGAAACTGAATACCAAGAGGATGTGATACTAACTCATAGTTACCACTTCCATCTACAGTTCCACCAAAAGTAAAAGGCTCATATCCTGGAATATCAGCTGACGGAAATCTAATATCTCCTATCCAATGTACTGGAGAAGGAATATTTTTATTATTGTAGAACACTATACCAAATCTGTATACTTCATCTCTTTGATAGCCTAAGAAGTTAGCAACATAAAATGGGTCACAATAATTTCTTATTCTAGATCCAGGAGTACTAATATTAGAAACAGCTACTATAGAATTAGTTTCTGGGCATCTTAATTGTATACTATTTGTAGTTCTACGCATAGAACTCAATTCGAGGTTATATCCAATAAACGGTTTATTGCTTTCTCCATCTGATACTGTAGAACCATCTGATTCTATTAGGTCTGCAATAATGAATCTATAAGATATGTTAAACCCTTTTCCACCTCTTATCTTAGCGGTTACTGGTTCTTCTTCTAATTCATCTGTAGCACTAACTTGTACATCAAAACCGTAAGCATACTCGCTATCTACATCATTGGGATAGACAGTCTGACTATTCATAGGATTTATACAGTCGTGCTATTTAGGAATAATTACGTCATTTAGCGGATCTAATATCTGTTTAAGCGGGAGCTCAATATTATCAGATATACTAGAATTTAACTTAACAATTCCTTTACTATTACACCTATAAGCTCTAGCATCATAGTCTACATCCCAAGTTAATTCCTGTATGTTAGAAGCAAATAGTCTGTTGTTCATTTTAGCTATGCTCTTAGCATTGAACTCAAATGGCACTAGATCATTAAATTCCTCTATACTTAATTCACTAATATAACCAGTACCATTATCATTATAAGTAAATGTTACAGTGCCAGATTCTGATTCTGGTAAGTCACATTCATTTACTATATATATTCTAGGAACTTGATTATTAGTTAAATATTGAATGCTTATTATTCTTACTCTTTCAAATCTACCATCATTAAACATAGTAGCTTTTAGTAAACAACCCTTATCTGTCATAGTATCTTTAGGATCTCCATTTACAGTCTTAGATCTGTTACTATTATCAGATATTATAGGTATCATCGCACTCAATGACGATGTAGCAGTTTCACTACCATGTGTAGTAAATAATTGGTAACAATACTATACCATACCAGCTGGTAAACTACCAGTAGTCATAGATTCTAGTATAAATGGAGCTATAGTAGAACTAGGTAATAAATCGAAGTAGGTGTTATCAGTAATATGATTAGATTTAGTAGTGTTATATTCTTTAGATATATTGACACACTTAATAGCTGACACTCCGTCAGATATGTATATCTTACTTACACTCTCAGTTTCGTAATTACTAACAATAGCTACCTTTTTAATTAAATCCATTTCTGCTGATACTACTAAATTCCAGGTTGGTTTAATACTATCAAAATCGGTAACAGCATAGATATTGTTAATATAATCTCCTTCGTATAATTCTTTAGTAATAACTATACCGCATTCTTCTACTATACCTTTAGCTTTATTGTACCACCTAGTGACTGCTGTACCTAGTATTATTTCTGAAGCACTCAATCCATTTTCATACTGTCTTACATCTTCTATATTCTATAGAACTCCAGTAGTACCAGCATTGTCAGTGAGTAAACGAATATTTTCAGCCCATCTATATTGATTATTTCTCAACATACTGATGTCTGAATCCATATTCATACCCCCTTCAAAAGTGTTTACTTGACTATTTATTTCCATAAGTTACTAAAGTTCTAATTATATATATGTTGTCTATCACCAGTAGCACTAAAAAATGTATCATGCTCCATTACTTCTGGCACTAGAGTAGTCCAAGTATTCTTTATGCTTTCTATTTCATCTGCATTAGGCATCAGAGATTCAGCATAAGCTTGTTTTCTATAGAAGTTCCATGAACTTTTAGCATCATAATATATATGCTACGGTTTATTTCCTTTAAAATATTCGATATACAGTAACTTCATAGCAACGTACCAATAAATGGCTTCAAAGTAAGAAGGATTATCAGGTATCATTGGCATTCCTTCTTCATCTGTATATGTAGCATAGTATGATAACTTTAACCAACCTTCTGGTATATTGCAAAAGATATAACCAGGTTTGATATCATACTGTAGAGAATTACTAAAATTAGTATTATTAGCTACTCCCATTATTTTACCATTACTACTACACACTGTATATTGATTTAGTAAAGCACCAAGTGTAGATCTTAGATTGTCATCTTCATTTAGTTTGTCTAAAGCTTGTCTATCATTAGTAAGATTAAACATATTTTTTACCATTGGTATTAAAGCCTCATCTTGTACTAACATATCACAGCAAGACTATTCACAAGACCTACTATAAACACTAAATGCGCTAGTTGTTTTTCTCATTGGAAGCCAACCACCGCAATTACAGAATGAAAATGCTACTGTATTCAATTTTTCTAAGTCACAAGGTAACTTAGCTTGATAACCTTTTAGTGGTATATTAACCACTTTATGATCTAGCTAATTTACAGAACCTATCTTTGATACAGCTTCTCCAATCCATTCCTAAATATCTGTTATTTTTATATCATCCTCATCCATTCCTAAGTCAGCTATTACTTTAGCTATAACAGCTTTCGAGGATACCATTTTATATATCATAATTCTATAATTGGCTAGTTAAATTTCTTCGTAATCGTGTATTTTATTTTTTATAAGCTAAGCTAGATGTCTTTTATTAGCTCTAGTTAAAGTAAGCTAATACTTACTCTTATTTGCTACTATCATATCCTGTTTGTTCCAGTAAATTCGATATTTAAACCAATCTGAGTGTTCATTAGTCAAATACACTAGCTTTCCTAATTCTTTTGTAGACTTGTAGTCAATTCTAAGACTTCTACCGTCATAATGTTTAGGCTTGTGTTTTACTATCTATATTGACCCAAGTCTATATGGTAACTTTACTTCTTTACTATTTTCTAATAGTTCATCTCTAATATACTAAAAGTAGTCTGTTACAATCTATCTATAAATAGAGTATGGTATATCATATACTGTATCTGGTTCTATACTACTTAAATAGTTATTATAGAATGAAGGAATAGTATAAGAAGCTGTTTTATTTGCTGATTTATTTAGTTCATTCATCTTCTTACTCTTCTATTTACATTAGGATCATAAACATTCTATAAGTCATCTTTACTATCATTAGTAGTATCAGAAGGTTGCATACTCATAGTTCTAAAGTCTTTTGCAAAGATCATATCTTTTATTGTACCCCACATAGCTGCTGGTAAAGGATACTCGTCTGTTTCTGGGTTGTAACATAGTTTTAAATCAGTAGGATCTTCCGCTATTATTTCTACTTCTATATATTCTAACTGATTGGCATCACCCTCTACATATATTCTATTGCCTTTAACATATGCTATATAATCTTTGCATGTATACTTTCTGTATCTCTGTAGTTTCATCTTAGTCTCAGACCCTAGCTATATTAAATTACCAAACATATCTTTTACAGATACTACTCCAGGTCTAAAATTAAAATCTATTAACGTAGGCAATTCTTTGTCTCCTATATATTCTAGATGACCAGTCTCTTCTTCTACTTTATCGAGATGCATCTTAATAGTCTGAGTATATAAAGGATTTACTGTTCTACCTTTATCTATGTCCTATTTTATAAGCATTGCTCGATAAGACTTTATCCATATTTCAATCTGATGTCTACTTAGCTTTTCACTTTCAGTTATCTGATTATTTCTAGCTTCAAGTAATACATCCTGAACAAGCTCGTTTAATGTCATATTAATATGTATTAATTATAATTATAATAGTGATTAAACGCATTTTAAGGCTCACTGTGTGATTTTAATATAAGGTAGGTACATTCCTACGTTGTAACTAATAGCTGTTCCTAAAACTAAGTATAATAAAAAAGGTAGACTAAATTGTCTACCTTATTATTACGGTTTATTTTGAGGAACTGGGAAATTCATAGCTGGTGGTTTAGGAAACCCTCCCATAAACATCTTCTTAGCTTCAGCTATAGTATTCTTAATATCAGTTATCTCATTTTTAATATCGTTTATTTCTTTACTATTGTCTATCTACGGTGCAGTAATTTGTGGTTCTATTTCAGCATCTAACTAATCTAAGATAGCTTTGCACTTTTCCATTTCTTCATCATATTTAGCAGCTGCTTCTTTCTTAGCTTTAAATTCATTGTAATTCTGTCTAACCATATTAGCTATTTCTGTTTTATCTGTAGCTATAGTAAGACCGATAGAGTTATCATTAATTATTGATTTATCCTATGGAACTGATAATTTCTTAGATTCTCCGTTACAACTAACATATATATCTACTAGTTTTCTTCTATTCTATCCAGGTAATGCAAACTAACCTTGAGGTAGAGGTTCATCGTAAGAACCTGAAACCTAAGTAATAGAACCGAGACTATAAACAGTAGTCTTTTTAAAAGTTCCTAGAACTTCTAATACATGGACGTGATCTCCAATTTTTAATTGATTGAATAGCATAATGAATTGGTTTAAAGGGCTACCATTAAGATAGCCCTGTTTCGTTATTTAGTTTACGCTGTAGCTGGAGCTACAATGTGATTTATAGTTTGAAATACGCCAGTACGTTTGTCATAATATATTAAGTATTTGTTACCAGTTGAAATTTCTTCGGTAGGCATTTGCTCTCCAGAACCATTTAGTAAAGCTTTACCACTATTAGTATTAACACTAGCAGGATTAGATGACACCTAGCTAGAACTAACAGAAGTAGCTACAGATACTAATGATCCTTCGCTAGCACCAGTTGCTGTATGATTAATATTAAGTAATATCAATCCTCTGCAAGGCAACTGTCTCCATTGAAATGGACATATACCATATGTAACAGTATTGTTAGTGGTATCTACATTAGAGAATATTGTATCAAGAGTAGGTATACCACCTTGATCAATACGTCTTATTCTATAAGGATTAAAGAAAGGGTTAAACATAATTACCTCCTTTCTTATTAGCAAGCACAACCGCAACCGTCGTTATATCCGTAACCGTAACCAGTAAATCCACCGTTACATCCGAACGGGTTGCATGTTAAATAAGCTGGAACTGGACATGGACGCAATTGGTTAACAATATTAGCAGTTTGAGCAGATTGTGATAAACCTAATTCTAAGGCTGACTTTTCAGCACGCAATGTATCTATCTTATTCTGCATTTCACGCATTTCAAGTTGACAGAACTTGTCATTAATCATTTGAGTCTGTGCATCTATCTTAGCACCAATTACATTGAATTTACCGGCATTATCTGTCATTAAGTTATTGAAACCACCAGTAATAGCATTTTGCAAGCTATTAGTTTGCTGACAGATAGCCAAACGGTTATCGGCATCCATCTTAGTTAAATTCAAGTTAACTGAATCAATAGAACGCTGTGTCTAGCAGCAGCAGTTAGCCAATTGAGAAGCTAAGTTAGCATTACCTGAAGTAATAGCATTTATAACTTCACAGCTAGACAATTTGCAGTCACAAGAAATCTGATTTACACCAGAATTAATCTGACTCAAAGCATTCTGAATAGATGTTACGTCACAGTTCAAAGTAGTAGACAAAGAGTTAATAGCGTCTTTGTTACCGTTAATTGCCTGCATTAACAAGTTGGTGTTAGCATCTGTGTTCAGTTCAGAAGCTAAACGTCCAGCAGCGTTACCGTCTCTACCGAAACCATTGCCTCCGAATCCACCCCAGCAGAAGAAGATAAGGATGATCCAAATCCACCACCAACCACCGTTGCCACCCATGCCATTATTATTCATCATAGCCATTAAAGCAGCAGGGTCCATACTTTTATTTGCATTCTGCATTAAAGCAGCTACGCCTGCGTCAATACCGCCAGCGTTTTGTACATAAATTTTTTCGGGTTCGTACATAGTTATAATTTTTTGATTAATTAATATCTTGATATTCTTCTTTCACGCATATCACGAATAGGTTCGTATTTGCGCATCATTTGTTCTTCTCGCTCTCTTTCATGGTCGAAGTATTCGTCATCATCGTCATCTTCAAATCTATAACCATAATGCATTCTTCCACTTCTACCTCTGCCACGTCCTCTACCACCACGAGCGTATCTGTATTCCACTTCTTCGTCTTCGTCATCTTCAAACATAAGCATTGATTTACTTTCTTTACGAAGTTTGTCACACATAACATAGCAATAGTAATACCACATTTTGCCCTCATCAATGTCTTTATCATTTATCCAGGCTTTTGTAAGTTCTACAAAATATTTAATGTGATCACCATTTGTCATATTTACTACTGCACGATAGTAATCTGAACGTACCATATTGAGAGCGACGTACCAATCATACTTATTAAACTTTTCACTTTTCAGATTGATTCCGTATTGATTGGCGATTGAAGTAGCTTCTTCTAAACTCCAATGTTCTCCACGAGAGCCATCTTCATTTTCCATCTTTGAGACTGCTTTTAGTGCCTATTCTTCATTGAAGTGTGGACCGTACATAGCCTCATGACGTTCTATTTTCAGTCTTTCTCTCATCATATTGAATATTTTAATTATATTACTAATAAAGTTCATTTTGATAATTCAACTATTCTAGTATTTTCTATTTTGATTAATTTATTACTGTTATCTATTTGGTACTTATAAATAGTTTTCTTTTTAAAATCAAAGTGAAGGAGTCTCTAGAACCAATTCTTATACTATCTTTTGTATATTTTTTTCTAACCTACAAACACTGTTTGAGAATTTCTAATGTCTAGACGATGTTTAAGGAGAGTATCTTTTCTGCTTATAATAATTGATGTTAAACTATTTGGTTTGATTTCCACTTCAAAGTCATTTGATTTGACTACTACTGTAGTATCATGTACTATTTCTTGCTCCTATATCTGCACTTGAGATAGCTCCTTCTCTTTGATTTTTAATTTCTTCTAAGTAGCTTTTATTTTCTATATTAAGCTATCTTTGGTTTCTTTATATTCATTTAAAGTAAGCTACAATACTTGATTCTACTGAATACTTTCCGCGGTTTGTTTCATGTAGAATTCGTAGTTATTGGTTACTCTATCTATTTCTAAATTCTTCTTTTGTAGCTAGTCATGCTAATAAAACGAAATAGCAGTGAGTATCGAAATGACAATCACTGCTATTATTTTGTAATACTTTTTAAACCAACTGACAACTTGTAGAATTTTATTTTTTGCTAAGCTTATCAGTACTGGTATCATTTGTAATAGTATTAATATTTTTCTAGTCTTCTATTATATCTGAAATATCGACATCTAGGTATTTCTCTGCTTTAGATTTTATTATCTTAGAAAGTAATTTTGTTATTATTGAGTTAGGTTTTAATGCCTTACGTGATTCTAATAATGATATTATTTCTGCAAAACATATAGCGCCTGCTGCAACTTTAGCTAGCACCAGATCTGCATATGTCATAAATACAAACTTATCTAATAAAGTAAACCCAGCAATCATTACTGATGCAAACATTAGTTTTTCTAAAGTATTCCATAATTTACCAGATTCAATATCTTTGTGCCCTGTGAATTTTCTATATACTTTATATCCATAGATTAAGTCTAATATTATGAACAGAAAAGCAGTACCTATTAAAGGCACAGCTGGAGCTATTATAGTTGCAACACCAGTACACCAACCTAATATAGATTGGTAACCGTTAGCAAATATACGTCTAGCGAGATTCATTACTTGTTCACTTCTGTTTAACACAATCATTAATTTTTTCTGAGATTAACGCTAACATGATATTAGCTAGCATATGAAAATACCTTTGACATTTTATTTATGAAACGTCTCCTGTATGTATATGTTACTATAAGTAAAAGTATATACAGGAGATGTAATAGCTCTTTTTGCTAACTCAATCTGTATTATATACTGACCAATCTAATGAATCTTTTAAAGCCCATCCAGCTGTCAAGGTAGTAGTAACATGATCCATGGCTTTCTGATAAAAGTCAGTCAATTCATCAATAGTTTCAAATGTATAATATATTGGATACTCACTACCAAATTTAAATGTAACAGGTAATGATTGACTGTTGGTCTATACTGCTAAATCAAATGCTGCTTTATAGTTAAATTGATTTTCTTTAGATAACCACACTGACATATTTTTCCATACAAATCCAGAGTAAATCTAAGCATCTATTCTATCATTGTACCATTTCAATACTACATCTTTTATCTCATCTAAAGATGGTTTGTGTTTAAACTCATATTCTAAAAATGATACTCCTCTTTCTTCTTGGTTTCCTTCTTCATTTTGTTGATATTCTGGTTGTATATCCCAACGTATTCTCCACTTATTTAATTTGTTATTTATACATTCTATATATTTAATATCTGCATTACTATAATTTCTCATGGCTTACTTATTTAACTTTCTTATATCTATACATATCATTTGGTCCGTGCTTCTAGAACCATTTTATACTTACTCCAGTAATTTTTTTAAACAAATTACCAGAGTGAGCATGCTTAGCTAAACCATAGAAAGAAGATATTAATATTCTTTTTCTCTTTTTACTTTTTATGGTTTTAATCTTTCTAGCAAATTTCTTTTTGATTCTTTTTCTAATAGCTATTTTACCATTACCATAAACTCTATACCCTAGAAAGTTTATGTCTCTATTATTAATGCAATATAACTGATCATTTGGTTTGATATCTAAATCAGCTTTTGATACGCACTACTTTAATATATCTATTGTAGGCGTTAACTACTAAGGAGTTGCAGCTTGAAATAATTCATCATCACAGTATCTTCTGTAGTACTTAACACCATATTGATCTTTTAGTTTATGGTCTACATAATAGTTCAATAATAAGTTACCAAGAGCTTGTGAAGTACGTAGTCCTATAGATAATCCTTCTGGTAACATTGATACACATCTATCTAATAATATTATAAGTTTCTTATCTTTGAAATATTTTCTGATAACCTCCATCATGATTACTTGATTTATTTTCATATAAAACTTACGAATATCGCATTTGTATATATACTTAGTTTCCTATGGATTATTTTTGATATCGTGGACCATCCTATAGAATAAATAATGTAGCCCTCTACCTTTAAGACCAGCTGCTGAATCTGCTATGAATCGCTTCACTAAATGTTTTTCAACAACTCTCATTATTGCATTTAAAGCTATTCTTTCTCTTAAAGGTATTACTTGTATTATTCTCTCTTTCCCCCATTCATAAAGTTTATACTCTCTATAACTACTAATTTTAAAAGTAGCTTCACTTATTTCCTTCTACAACTACTGTATTACTAATTCCTTGTTTTCCATTAAGTATATTCCAATTGCAGAAGTTTTTCTCTTAGTACCTCTCATAACATAATTGAAACTTTCTAACATATTAGAATATTCAATTATTTCTTCTATTATATATCCTTCTCTGCGCATATCTCCTTCAGTTTCGCCATCTACCTTCTTCGAGAACTAACCTACCAAACGCATGATGGCACGCACGTGATTTTTTACTTCTTTCAGTATTTCAGAAAGTTTAGTAAGGCTCGGTCCGTTAGGCATAATAGCCTATATGGTTCTGACTGCGTTTCTGTTTGCAAGACGGGAACTAATGTTCGAGTTAGTATTCGAATCTGAGTTGTTCGTATTCAAGTAAGCTACACTCTCATTGGCATTCGAGTTGTTGTAAGAACGTTGAACTACTTATAGTTTCCTACGGACCTCTACCCATGTTTTAGTAATTTTTATTATAAAGCTTTAAAAGTTTCTATATTTTTTTCTTCTATAATAGTACCTCTGAAGGCAAGACGGGAACCAACGTTCGAGTAAGTATACCAATCCGAGTAGTACGTATTCAAGTCAGCCACACCCCCATCGGCATTCGAGTCGCTGCAAGAACGCCGAACCACCTAATTAGGGCTTCCTGAAAAATACTGTCTATCACAGAAGCCAGTAGAAGTTGTTCCAGAAGTAGTATTAGGCTTCATAACAAGGTCTAAATGCTCTCCGAATACCATTACAGTAGGATAAAATGTACCTGTATATTGGTGAGCTTGAACTTCTCTGGAACTACCGTCATCCTCTACTATATAAAATTTATAATCAGTACCACCATGATTAAACGTAGCATTGTCAATAAATTCGTATTTATTGCCCCACCAGTTTTCTAATCCTAAGAAGTTTATGCTACTGCTATTTCCTGTTGCAGAGGCTGATGAATCATTCATACCTAAACTATTAGTAAGTCCAGTATTCTTAGTATAAGAATTAGTACCACTGCCTATAGTAGCTTGGCAATTAGTATTACCATATAACGCGTAATATAATACTCCTACAATACAATGATGTTTCCATTTAACAAGAGTGTATCCAGTGCCTTTATTTCTAGCATATTGTTTAAAATCTGTTTGTGAATAATCGCCACTAGATGTCTCACCTGATATGCTAAGTAATTTAGAACTATTAACAACACCTTCATAAGCTCCAATTAGATCGTTACCATCCCACTCCTTCCATACACCATATTGTTTAACATTAGAAAATCCTATTTTCCAAACATTCGTAGTAGCTTCAGTAGCTTTATACCAAAATCTAGGTATTCTAACAAATACGTCATGGTTTACACTTCTAATATAAGCATGAGCATCAGTTAAACCGTCATAAAAATTAGTAGTGTCATTATCACTTAATTGGCATATAGTAACTTGCCCATCTCCAGTTTTCTTTGCAACATATCTGTGAGTATTATTACGTATCCACTATAATATAGTACCATTAACATCTCCTGATATCATAGTATTAGGATCTGTCACGGTTTGATCTATTGTTATTTCGTCATATTTTACATACTCAATATTTATAGCTCTTATCTATTGTGAAGCTGTATATTCTAAGCTTTCTGTAGTAACAGTATATTTGTCTATATCAGGAACTGATACATAATATTTAACTCCATACACAATTCTTGTAGTTAAGCTGCTGCCAGTAGAAGTAGCTATGACTTCATCATTATCTTTATTTTTAATATTAATCTAACCAGAATGGGCTACTCCGTCTTTTTTAACAGATACTGTTACTTGTTCTTTTCCGTAGAAATCACTATTCAAATTAGCTAATGCTAACTTGTCCTCTTTACTCATCCATCCATCTGTTGTAGTAGTAGCATTATCTGCTATTTCACTAGTCAACCAACTTACTTCATTACTACCATCTACAGCTTTAGTAGTCTTACCAATAGTTAAGTTTCTACTAGTACCCCATTTAGAAGTAGTAATATTAGCACTACCATTAAAGTCAGTACCATTAATCTATCTAGCTGTTTGCAGTTTAGAAGCACTTAATGCATTACCTTGTATCTATTGGTTAAAGTAGATTATATCACTAAATGTCTTTTTACCAGCTATTGTTTGAGTACCGCTTAAAGTAACAAAATTACTAGTATCTACACTCTCAAGTGGTGTATACCCTAATGCTGTTGTTACATTAGTCTTGTTAATACTTATAACACCTCCATCTGCTAATGATATATTACTACCTATTTTAACACCACCCAGTGTTTGTGCTGTAGCTGCTGGTAGTGTATAAGCATTTGCTCCTTCTGCAATACCGTCTAATTTAGTTTTATCAGCGGCAGACATAAGCCCATCTTTTTCAATAGTAGCAGCTACAGGTTTATTCTTGATATAATCATCAGCGCTAGTACTAGTTTGATTCCAGTCAGATTGTACATTTACCTCTGCACCACTAGCTATACCAGCTAGCTTATTTTTTTCATCTGTAGTATAATCATTAGTACTAAGACCTTTCCCTACTTCCTTATCTACTTTATTAGACTCTGCTATAGTTGCTCTAGATATCTCAGCTTCTATCTTACTATCAAGTTCACTAATACTATTAGTAACTCCTGATAAATCTACACTAGTATTAATAGTATTATTCTCAATCTTAATACCAGAACCTGCTATTAGTTTATCCTATTTAGTCTAGTTAATAGTACTTATTTTACTATCTACTTCTGTTTTATTATAAGTAGTAGACTTGTCTGCTTTGGTAGCCAAAGCTGTATTAATTTCATTAGTATGTGTAGCAATCCTAGTATCTAATGTAGCTTCTGCTTTAAGAGCTCTCTGTTTTTCAACATCTATAGCCTAGTTTCTATTATCTACTTCAGTAGCAATAGCAGATTGTCTATCTGTAACCTCTTTATTTATAGCAGTTTTATTAGCCTATTCAGCTGCTTTAGCTCTAGTAACTTCCTCAGCTAAATCTCCTATTATTACTTGTTCTACACTTTCAGCTCTATCCTTTTCTGTTTGAACAGTAGTAACAATATCATTAGCTAATTTACTTTCAGCAGCGGTAGCTCTATCTGTTTCTACCTTAATTGCAGCATTTCTATTAGTTACTTCTTTCTAAATAGCTTCAGAATTCTTAGTAATGTTATCAGCATTCTGTTTCTCAGCAGCTCTAGCTGTAGCGGATTCATTACTTAAATTTTGAGTAAGTCTATTATCTGTACTAGTAGATCTTTGAACTTCTTTCTGCAATTCATTTCTTAAGTTATCAATCTTACTGTTGATACCATCAATAACTATATCTCCACCTTCATATGAAACTGTAGCAGATATTACATTGTCTTCAGATATTTTGATATTACTACCAGCTGTTAGTTTCTTCTGATACTTAGATTTTATATCATTAATAGCATTTATTATGCTACTATTACTATCATATAGTTCTTGATATAATTGCTGAAGATCTACTTGTTTAACAAAGTCTTTAAAATCATCAGAAGTAACTATACCAGCAGAAACATCACTAGCTTTAGGTAATGATATAGCAACAGTGGTAGTATCATATTTTGCGAGTACCATTTGTACTTCATTAGGATTAGAAGTTCTAAATGTAATATTCTTAATCACATCTTTTACCTCTTCGTCATCTACTTTACTTTCAACTGACTATACACTAGCTTTATCATTAAGTAACTAGTTTACTTGTACTTTAGTATAGTACTTACTTAAATCTGGAATACCTCCAGAAGCTGCTAATCTTACCCATTCTGTACCATTATAATATTTAATGCTACCACCATAAGGGTTATCATAAAGGTCAACCCAGTAGTCAACTTCTACTGGGTTAGGTTGGGTATTAGCAGCAAAAAATCTTACTGTATCCATACTTCATATATTATGCAGCTGGAGTTTCTAATGCAGAAACTCTAGCAGTTAATGCGTCAATTAAATCTTTTAAAACTTTACCTTGCGCTGCTGATAAAGCATCAACTATACTAGTACTTGTTAGAGTGTTATTAACATTAACTTTAGTATCAGTAGTAGGAGGAGTATAACCTAAAGCAGTAGTAACATTTGCTTTAGTTAAACTAATAGTACCACTAGTATTAGTAATATTAGCACCAGTCTTTACACCCCCTAAAACAGATACAGTAGCAGCAGGTAAAACATAGTTATTAGCTTGAGCTGCTATACCATCAAGTTTATTCTTGTCAGCAGAACTCATCAAGCCGTTTGCACTACCAGTAACTACATTATAAGTAGTATTACTATCATTCTACCATGCTACACCACTTGCAGTCTTTTTAAGTACCTAACCATTAGTACCACCAGTTGGAACTCCTTGTATACTATCTAACTTATTCTTATAAGAGTCAGTAAAGTCATTACTAGAAAGTTCTTTACCTGATACTTTATCTACTTTAGTTGACTTTAAGTTATCTACTGATTTCTGTAACTGTTCAATGTCTTTAGACTAATCGTCATTAGTCTTATCATTGACATCTCCCCATTTACCATTACCTTTAAAATACTTAATAACACCTTTGTTTGGATTACTGGTTAGATCTACCCAGTATGTGTATTCTTTCGGATTTGGAGCTGTATAGCTCTCAATAATTTTAACCATATACGTATATTTTATAATTATCAATTCTAGTGTATTACAAATTGCAACAGTTTAGTAGAATGTTCCCTACCACCTATACTTAAAGTAATTCTAGCCTATCTAGATCCTTGAGTAGTATTAGGTTGTAAAGTAATAATGATACTTTTTCTAGTAACTTCTATATCTACAAAATCTGAAGTACTGTAACCTTTAATTTCTTCTATAGTATCATTTAGCTTTAATGATACTGATTCACCACTTTTACTAAATCTATGTGGAGTAATATTCCAAGCATCTACTACTTCTGGTATTAGATTCTTAGCTCTTTCATCAATATATAAGATATTATATAATATTGTTTGCTTTTCCATAATGACGCATTTTAAGGCGTTTTAAGACACTTTCTATGTGTAATAGATTAACTTATCCTTCAAACTCTAAAAGTTTGTTAGAAGAGCCCTTAGGTACGTAGCAATCAACATGACACCAGTTCACATCCTTCTCTAATCTGATAGGATACTCAAATTTATCTACATTGCTCCTTATTAAGTTTCTAATAGATTCTGCATCCATACCAGGAACGTGGAAGTCTACAGCTTTACCTAAACTATGAGCTGACATATAGATACTTGTTTTACTCTTTACTAACTAACACATGTTACATCTTAAACCTCTTTGACTATAACTACCATTAGTAGCCCAAGTATTAATTACCATTGGTTTGTTTATTACTGTGGTTCTCAATACATATAGAGTACTTAGTAACTCTGTTGATATGAACTGCCACGAGTTGTCTTTAAACTTATTATAGCAATGAGGGCATACTAGTTCTTTTATGTTGAAGTATTTACTAACTTCTTCAATTAACTTATTTCTATCCATTACTCCTCCTTTCCATTCCACTCTTCAGTGTTAAGAATATCATTTAATTCTTTACTGTCGTAGAGGTAGGATTCTACTTGCTTTTCATCTTCTCTATAAAGAATAGGTTTTAACCAATCTTCATGTAAGATTACTTTAGTGCCATCAATATTCTTTCTTGCGTGTTCAGGAACTACTATACCATGTTCTAAACACCATTCTATTGTTACTATAACGTATCTCATTTTAATTCATATTTATCAATTACGTAATCAATTAATTCTTGCTCTGTGAATCCGTCTGCCTCTGTTGGTATGGAATCAAAGGCTATGGAGTTGTAGAAAGCGAGTCTGGAGCAATAATTCTTAGTGTTCCCTTCTTCCCAAAAGAAAGAAGGAGCTTTACTTGTCTCAGGCTTAACGTTAGCGTTTACAGTCGTAATTGTATGTTTCACCCCAAACAATTCATTATACTTAATAGACTTGTTTAATACTCCGTTAATATAAGTTAAACCATCCCGATTTCCTACATAAGCAATATTAGTACCGCCTGTAAAGATATAGAATGGAGTGATATCTATCGGGTTATATCTTTGCGAGTAGTACATCTTACCAATGTTAAAGTCCCCTATCGGATTAACCGTCATAAACAGCATCTTCACTCCACTACTCAGATTCTCTACCAATCCGTAATCATCTACACCATCTGTCACTAATGCACCGGGATATTCGGGTATCTGAGTAATGGTGATGTCTGTGGAGTAGGGTTGATCGGAGATAACAGATATATAATTATATCCAACTTTACCTTGATTAGTATCTAATTCTATATAATTATCTCCATTATGTAACTCAACTCTATTATCGTATGCAGTATATTGGGCAACGTAAACTTTATTATCGTCTAATATCCCTTCAACATGCCATTTGCAATAGATTATTCTTTCAACCATGTTTTTAGCTCTATAATACCCGAATTTGTCCCAATCTTGTGCCGGTTTCCCTTTAATTTGTCTGCCATTTATATGGTCGAATCTAATACCAATTACACCACTTATGTTAACAAACGCCTCATTATTATACCCATCTACACCGCTCATCATGTCGAAGAGAAAGTTATTTAACTTCATTCTCCTTCCTTTACCCGACAAGTCCTGCAAGTAAGCAGACTCCTTCAATGTTTCGTTGGTCGCACCTTGCTTCTTTACGTCATAGTAGAAAACGATATGCTCTTTGATCCAGTTAGACATTAATTTCTCCTTACTATCCTACTGCTTAGCATAGCGATCTTTTTCTCTTTCATCAATGATTACGCCTCTATCATCAACATCATACTCTAGTATCTTATTCCCTAATACGTGTTGCAATGTTATCTTTTTCATTTCTTTCTCTGCTCCTAGATATATTATCAACTAGTAAATCAGCTATCATATTTATACCAAACTGTTTACTATCACTTATATATTGTTCTTGCATAACTGCTAAGAGCATCATATAGATGCCCTCTAGCAGTTCTCTATCACTCATTAGTTTCAGTTGATTCTAAATCATTTGATCTTTCATCTTCCTTTAACCTTTGTAATGCATCAATGAAAAATGGAGTACCATATTTATTAGCATAGTTCATAATCATACTAAATTCTTCTTCAGTGTACTATTCCTCACCTTTGCTATTATATAACTTTAATGCTAAAGCATAACCAGATATTCCCATAGCTGTCTTATAAAGACCGTCTGCTAGTTCTTTTGCAGCTTGTGTTAGCACAAATTCCTTTTTGTCTAACCCTGTATATACTTTTAATTTATTAAAATCTATTTTCATATATTCATTAATTACTAAAGAACATTTCATTCCAATAGCTACCATCAAATATAAATCCTCTTATCTTATTATCACTATATGATTGAGAGTATTTTGTACCTCTTTGGTCAGCTAATCGAATACCACCACTAACGGTCCAGTTACCTGTATTGACAGATTTTATGTAATATATCTTACCTTTATAGAATGATCCTACACTGGGAAAACTAATAGTAATAGTACCAGTATTATTACATACGATAAAGTCATCACTAGTCTTAACATTATAACTACTAGTTACTGTTACAGTATTAACACACAAACCGTTTATTAATATTCTTTCATTATCTCTAGTTACGAACTAACAACTACCAGTAGATTCTATAGCTTTAGTACTAGTAGGACTACCTACTTGAGCTATAACAGATAAACCAACTGAATTACTACCATAAGCTTGAGCTCTAATAGCAATACCGTTATCGTTACGAACATCTATAAGACCTGAATATGAAGGATTATTTATCTATAAGAAAGAGTTACCAGTTAATTTGAACTGTATACTAGCACTTGTATTATTATTAACTAAACTATTTCCTGATATACTAAATCCTGCAATATTACCAGATTGCACAATAACGTTAGTAAACGTACCACTTGTTGCATTTACTGTACCAGTAAACGAACCACTTGTTGCATTAATTACACCATTTATATGAGCACTACTGCACCATATTTCACCATTATTACTATTGAGGGATAATACGCCATTAGCAGATGTGAACGTACTTCCGCTAAAACGAAAATCCCCAAGAGCTGCATTATTGGCTAGCAGGTAGTTAACAGTCAAAGCTGTTACTTTAGATGAAGTTTCCCAATATGAAGAGTTAGGTGGTTGAACATTACTATGGTTTTTCTTAGCTAAGTAGGTAACGCCTTGCCATACTACATAATCCACTACATACATATTATTATAATTCTGGTACTTAATATACTCACTATTATTCATAGCTCTAGTAGCTTTATCATTATAATAATATGCTCCAGAATTCCAAACACCACAATCTCTCATAAGAGTGTAACTAGAATCCGCATCAGAACCATCTGAACCATCAGTACCATCTTTACCGTCATATACTACAGGAACTTCAACACTCCATACATTATATGAACCTGTAGGACTAGGAGTAACATCTGTACTAAAACCAAACCAGAAGTATTCAGCATTTAAACTAGAAGACCAAGATAATTGATAACTAGTACCTGAACCACTATCTGCTTTGGACCAACTACCACTAGAACTACTCTTATAGTAAACAGCATAGTTGCCACTTGCAGATTGAGTAATACCAGAAGTATTAGTACGGATAGCTCTTAAGGTACAATTAGTAGTTTGTAAGAAACCTAACTTAGATCTAATGGAAGCTGGAGCACCGCTAACAGTTATACTACCTCCTGGAGTACCAGGTTCACCTGGCTCACCCTATTCACCATCTACTGCAAAATTAGTCCATAGTGAACCGTTCTTCCAAGCTTGCCATTTACCACCTTCTTTCTTTCTAGCCCACATGTATTGATATCTTATCTAGCTATTTACAGTTTCAGGATTATCTGAATAACCATTAGGAACATAATCATCAGTTTGATAAGCATCAGATTCTACATTTGCTGGTGGGTATATATTACCATCTGCTATATATACTGGGTCTGAACTAGGATTCAATTGACCTTGTGATTTCCATGTAGATTGTCTTATATAGATATATTCATATCCATCACCATCTTTACCTCTTTCAGTATATCTAGCCCATATACCAGGATTGGAATAAGGTTCCCATAATTGGGTAGCTTTATCCTTATAACGCTAGCATACATACTCATAAATTATATTAGGTGTAACTCCTTGTGGATTATCAGTCCATTCTGTACCATCTGGTCCAGTACCTGTCCAATCATCAATTTGATTATCAGCTGGTTTTTGTGGTATCTTACCTGTACTATTACGAGCATATAAGAATTCGATACTATTACCATCTTCACCATCTTTACCATCAGCGCCAGTCAATCTAATTATATTGTTCCATTCAGTAGTAGTACCATCTGGATTAACAAATCTCTGAATCTACCACACATACTGACCTTTCTCAACAGCTTGTTCACTATTGGTAGACCAAGTAGAATCATTATCTGGAGTAGTAGCAGGTTTAGTACTTGATACTTTCCATCTATATTGATAGTGACCACCAGATAAACCTTGTTCTCCCCAGTTAGACCATAATGCTGGAGTACTAAAGTCAGACCATACACTATCAGTTCTTACACGTTTACATGTCCATTCAGCTTTATATGTTTCACTTACTCCTTTAGGATCATCAGACCAATCATAATCTGTAGAACCTCCATTTGATATAGTAGGTATATAATCATTCTATTGTATAGAAGAAGGGGTTGCTGGAACTTTATCTACATCAGAAGTACGAGTATATATATACTCATAACCATCTCCATCCATACCTTTTTCACCCCATTTAGACCATATAACTGGTTGTGAGAATTCACCCCAATAACCTTCACCTAACTTAGCTGATTTCTTTTCACGTGTACTTATCCACTCATACTGTTTTTCTTTAGATACACCTTGTGGATTATCAGACCATCCAAATGGTATGTAATCATCCTATTGACTAGTAGATGGAGTATCAGGTCTTGGTTTATCATTAGTAGGAGTAAACAAAGTATATATGAATTCTATCTTAGTACCATCAGAACCGTCTTCACCAGTTTCACCTGTAATTCTAATAGGTTTAGTCCAACCAGATAATGATTTATCTGCATATACTGTAGCTTGAGTCATCCAAGTAAATACATCAGTACTTTCTCTTTCTGGTGGATACATATACCAAGTAGTTACTGAATCAGAAGGTGGTATCTATGTACTTGTAGGTGTTTCTGGTTGTACACTAGAATTAGTATAACAGAATACTGTATACTGACCATCCTCGCCTTGTACTGAAGCTCCTACAAATCTTACTGGATCTCCCCATTCACCTTCATCAATTCTTCTGGAACTCTTAGTTGACATCCATATAGCGCTGGCTGTATAGTTTCTGTGCCAACCATCAGTTTCACCTCTACCAGCAGGTCTGTTAGGTACTGCATCATTATCGTTATATGTTACCCATAAAGCATCACCTTCTAACTGATAATTAAGTAGGAATTCCTTTTTAAATAAAGCTAATCCTTCACAGTTTACAGTGATCTTTATTCGCATGTCACTAACATTAGTAATTTCAGTAATTCTAAATACTCCATTACTCATAGTACACTTAAGACCAGTAGCTTCATATTCTACAAAATATGAGCCTTCACCATATACGTCACTATATGATAATTCTACAGGGCCTTTAAATGCTTGAATAGCAAATGTTAGTTGATTTAATTGATTATACTCATCAATAATATTTAAATTATTATCAAGTATGATGGTAGCTGTTTCTCTACTTAATGATACTGAATATGCATCATGACCCTTCATCTCATCCATCTACTCAGGAGTAAACTAAATGAGTGCGCCTGTCATATATACATTAGTAAGATAAGCACCATCACCTGTAAGATTACCATCATTAGGACCACCTGGTATATTAAGACCATCTAATAAACCAAACTGCGATGCAATGTTAGTCCAGTCTATCTACCATGTATTTACGTCCTTTAAATATCTTTTATATGTTCTTGTTGCATATGCACTAGATCGTCTATTAGGATCTGTGAAGTTACCATATACAACAAACTTCATTGACTTACTTGGGTGTTGTGTAGTACCAGGTTTTAAAGTATATCTAAACTACTTACCAAAAGAGTCTAATACTTCAATAGGTGTAAAGTAAGATGTACTGAAACCAGCTACTGTATCAAAGCCATTCTCATCAGGTTTTGACTCTGTATCGTTACCAGAACCTAGATTATGAAATATACCTCTACATATATCATTTACTTTGATACCACTATATTCACCTTCTTCTAGTTTAACAGTAACAATCTGATTAGCTATGTCTACATCTTCTATAGTACCAAATGCTATAGAGTTCCATAATTCACCACTAACAACATCTATCTTGTTAAATCTCAACTCAGGTACTTCTAGAAACTCTCTAAGGATCAAACTAGTCATTTCACCTCTACCGTCCTTATCTATTTGAGCTCCTGTACCACCAATCATACCTGATACGAAATGACCTATTTGAACGCCTTCTTTTAAATAAGTCATTTTATTACTTACTAGACCATTGTTAAATGTAATAATACCAGCAGCTTGATCATCCTGTAGTTTACTAAGGAATAGTTTAGATCCTTCTTGTTTGATCATTGCTTTAACAACAGAGGTATCAACAATACCACCACCTCCTTCACCACCAATACCTAATGCAGATGGTTGTATATTATGCCATGTACCATCGCTAGAGTACTGTAGTAGGTCTCCTTCAGTAATATAAGTAATAGTAACATCCTTCAAAGTAGCTAAATGATTGATTCTTTCTACTAGTGTATCAAGTTCACCTACACTAGTATCTAGAGTATTAATATCACCTTGAAGATCTCTTACTAGTACTATTAGTTCATTTAATTCATCTTTAGTTGCATACTGTGCCATATTAATATATTATTTAGTTTGTTAACTAACTATTCTACCAAGAGCATCTACCCAAGTGTTATCTCCAGCATAATAAATCATAATACCATCTCTAGAACCTTCAGTTGTCTGCTTATCAGTACAGAAGTAAGCAAAACCTGTTTGTATACCCTAAGTTGGTTTCTAAGCAAAAGTGCCTCTAGTATTATCTATATCACCGTTTATATTATATACAGTACCGTCATTATAATATTTTAAAGAATTATTATCTTTAAAATAAAATTTAGATATGTTTTTCCTAATGCCTAAATCTTTGCCAGCAAATTGATATACTACATCTGGATTTGCAGCTGTACTATAAGAAAATAATAACAATTTAGCTTTATCTTTGCCTTCAATAAATATATTATTATTATTTCTAGAGAAATAATAAGATGAGTTGAATAGAGATTTCCATTCGCCATCGTCTTCATTCTCATAATATGCTTTCATATAAAGAGCCTCTTGCTGAAAACAATAAGATTGAATATAAGATATATCAGTACTGTCATCACTTTTACCCTATAAAGTAGAAGTGGGTTTCATAGCTGTACAATAGCCAAACAATAACTAATTCCATATTTTTGAATATAATTCACTGGAAAAAGCACTATTTAAAAGTTCAGTATTAGCGCTAAATCTAATATATAAATACGTATTATCTATTTTATATTCTATTAAATTTATAAAAGTAGATATACTAACAGGAACAAAATCTACATACCATCTATCTGAAATATATCTAGTTCTTACTTCACCAGCAAGATTGAATACGTCACTATTAATACTTAATTTATATATTGTGGTACTTTTAGAATCTTCATAAGATAATTTGAATCGTGTTACAACATATTTATAACTAATACTAGAATCGTTTAGATATTGGAATTCGCAATCAACTGGAAGCTCTACTTTAGTTAAATAACCAGCTTCTCTATCTGCTCTAATATCTAATAATTTCTTAGAAATAAAAGAGCTTAATCCAATATAACTACATAAGTAACTTATTAAAGATTTAGGAACATATATAGTATCACCATTTAATCTATAATAATTACATAGAAGAACGCTATTATTCTATTCGTTTAAGTTAGTAAAAATATTAATTAATTTGGTTTTAGTAAAAATAATATTAGAATATACTACAGGTAAATTAATTTTATCAGTTCTACCACCTATAACTATTATACCTTCTATAATAATATTGTATTCAAATTTATTATTCTTATTTAGGTTATTGTTTGGAGTAGAGGTACTTTCTACAGTTCTAGAAGTTAGACCTATAGAGAACCCCTTAATGTAATTGCCTATAGCAGAAGAATTATAAGCTCCATCATCAAAATATATGCCATTTGCATTATTTGAAGAAGATTTGTTTATTATAATATTTTCTTTGACTATTGTTCCATCTCCTAAAGGATTATGTCCATTTTGATGGGTAAAAATATAAATAACGCCTAAGTCATTGAGACTGTTATTACCATTTATAAAATCTTCTTCTATTATTATTTCATTATGATATATACCCGCACTTATATTATAAGATGAAAATGACCTAGTATTACCTACTCTAATACCAGTATATGTATTAACTATTTTATTATTATATATATAACAATTATCAGAATTAACATTTATACTAGCACCATCATTATATATTATAATTCCTGTATTTTTAAAGTAATTATTAATAATATTGCAATTGTCATTGCCGTTGCTTACAAAAATGCCTTCTTTGTAAATATCTGTGAAGTTACTATTTTGTATACTAATTTTATTTGAGGAGTTAGCTGGTATAACAATACTCTAATAGCAATTACTAAATGTACATGATTCCACTGTTAAATTATTGCTATTGTTTATTTGGATATCACCACCAAAAAATTCACAATTATATATTTCTAGATTAGATGAGCCGTTTATAATATAACTTCCTTTATCTGTGTAATAAACATTAGTTATATATTTAGGTATATACAAATTATTATTCTTATCTACACAAATTGTATCAGAAGTCAATAGTTTGATAGAGTTTAATATTTTATATCTAGCTTTAGTATTGTGTGACCAGTCTCCATTAATATACATATTATAAACATCTGAGTCATTTATAATATTTTTAAAATATAGATATCCCTCAGATATATGGTGCACATTAACATAAAAATTTACCCAAGCTGATGTATATGTAAATATTAAGTTTCTGCAATCTTCAACATCTAAATCACCTAATTTTGTATAAAGATCATTATCTATTTTAGCTCTTATATATACATCTTCATTAGTAACAGACTCGTATAAATTATCAATTTCTATGTTAGAACTTATATTATAAGCTTTCATCTTGTCATTTAACATGTATGTATCATTTTCACCACAATATAAAAGTTTATTGTCGCTTTGAAATTGATCCATTATGCTATAATCTGAAGATAATTTTACTATATAATGTGTAGGAGTTTCTGAATTTTGTTTAGTTATATTTATAATCTACTTAGAGTATATAATTTTACCTCCAATTATCTTTAAAGTGTTTATCTTATTTGTTATATTTAATCCACTGCTATATATATTATTTCTTATATATATAGTAATATTCAAATTACTTTCATTAAAATGTTGTATAGCCTACTGTAACTCTAATTCGTTATTGACTATTATATAGTCATTTCCGAAAATAGAATCTGAAAGATTATCTACATTTACACTATTGTCTAGCTTAATGTTTCTGAAAACTTTATTTCCGTCTATACTACTACAATTTATTAATGTACCATTACTTAAACTACCACCTTCAAACTTCAAAGTACTACCTTCAGGTATAGTAATTTCCTAGTTATCCAGATCATAATCATATCTAATTTCATATACAGTATTCTGTTGATTTATCATACTTTGTGATAGTATGTTCTTACCATCTTGTATGTTCTTTCTAAGTATTTTGTAGCCTTTACCGCTAAACTTCTCAGGATTGTACTTTCTATCTGCAAACTTTAACTTATCATCATTGTTTGATGTTATATCTTCTTCATCAGGTAATACCCCTTCTATAAACTCTCTGAACTTACCAGTAGTAGAATCTATATCGTTATTTGAATTGTACTTATAATGTTTACCAGTTTCTATGCAATATGATATATGACCTTCATCTATATTATTATCTGAATAGCTTTTCATACTCTAAAGAGTATCAAAACTATCACGATCAAAGTTAGGTTTCTTTCCTCTATAATTAAAATTATCAGCTACTTGTATCATACAAAATATATTTTATAATTGTCAACAGAACTTGCATCTTTTAATATATATACATTGTATTGTATATTATCTATGATTACAGTTCTCTTTTCAAATGACTCTCTTATTTCAAATTGATTCTAATCTTTAATACTACTGATATCCCCAAACTCACTAGGGTATGCATATAGTATTTTTTGATAGTTGGTACTAAAAATATCAGTAAAATTATTAGAACTTTGAAATACACTACTTAATTGTTTTATATTCTCAGAATCTGTTACAAAGTCATTAGCTACAACTCCATAATAGCACTCCTTTTTATCTCCAATATATTGCGGAATAGTATATTTTATTTCATGACCTAGTAGTTCATATATCATAGCTAACATTTTCTTTATAGATTCTAAACTTATTTCATATTTAGTAGACTGCTAAATTAAATCGTATATGTAATTAGCACAAGTTAAATTAAGTATTTGACAGCTATCATAGTCAATATTATACTTAGTCTATTCTTTTAGCCTACATGCAGTTTTATATTCTTCTTTTATCATAATGCACACATTCCGTTACAACATTTATTACATATCCTACCATTAGTGCATTTACTGCAATTATGACAGCTATGCATACCTAGTAATCTACTAAGATCTATATAATGATTTATAGAGTCTTCAGTAAGATTGTTATCTAAAGCGTATTCTAATAATTGTGATTTAAAGTTGCACATTACTATCACTTCTTTCTAATGCTTATCTAAACAAGTACTACAGTAAGTATTTAGTAGATTTACCTTAGCTAAATATAGTTCTTGTTGATTTATTGCTAATATTTCATCTCTATCTTCACTAGTAGTTAAAACGCTCACGATGAAAGAAGTTTCTTCATACTCACTAACATCAACAATAATTTCATTGCCCTCTATAGCTATGTTAGATATAGTATGTGTATGTTTATCATCTTCATTAGAATACATATTACTTTGATTCAATATAGAATCTAAATACACTTTGCTAATATTAGTATTAGCGTCTAAGATTATAGTAAGAGTATTGTCTTTTAATATAGAATTAATTATTTTCATATCTATAAAATTAAAAAGGCGAAGCCGAGGATAAACCTCAACCTCGCCAGGTTTTAAATAAAGAAACCGTTGTTTTTTATTGTTGAAATTACGGAGCTACTTCACCAGTAACAAATGACTTCAAGGCTTTAGCAAATACAGAATCGCTCAAGCTACCAGCTTCTACATATAATTCAGTAGTAAGCGGAGTAGTTTTGATGTACTGGTTATCAGGACTTAAATACAAGTTATCGTTCTCAATAGTAACGTAATCGTATGTAGCACCTTCAGATACTTTTCTATCTTGTTCAATAGAAGGATAAGCACCAGTCATTACAATACCTTTGTAACCCATCATACGTACTTCAGCATCACGAACTTGTTTCCAGTAACCTTTACCAGGTTTACCTTCAATGTCTTTAATAACAACACCAGGTACTGATTCAGGTACGTTAGACAACAAAGCACCAGGAATAGTAACATACAAAGAAGCAGACATAGAAACGATTGAATATTCATTCAATGAATTTACTCCTTCGTTGTCGTCTTTTTCCATAGCTGTTAAAGTAAGTTTATGTGATGAAAAGGTTGCTGTAATACGACGATTAGCGTGAGCATTAATCTTCTTCAGCAATGCATTACCAAGATCATCAGCAGTTTCAGATGTTGCAATAGCTTCATAAGTATGAGTGAACTGACCTGGAGCTTCATAAACATCTTTGTAAACAATACGAAGAACGTATCTGTGACCAATAACAACAGAAGCCTTAGTAAAATCAATTTCAATCTTTTCCTAAGCAGGAGCTTCGTATTCACCAATTACGTATGAAGGTTTAGATGCTTTTTGAATAATGTTTGAATATTCAAAAACATTTTTTGAGGCTGGGTTACCATTAGGAAGTGTGATGTTTACTTTCTTATCACATACACCAATGTATACAGCAGAAGCTTTAACTGCTTCAGCAGCAGATTTGATCAATACCTTATTTTCATCAAATAAAGCAACATCACCAGCAGCCAAGGAATCAATATTAGTGTAAGATTCTGGACAATTTTTACCGATAAGTACGGTGTCAACTCTAGTTATCATATATCTATAAAAATAATTAATTATTAGACTTAGCGCTAGTCTGCTTGTCTTCTACTTTCCCTATTGCAGATTTCCACGTCGACAAGCGCATTAATTTATTGTTACTCCATTTGATTAACCTCGTTGGAGTATACCGAGTAATTCTACATAGGTTTAGTAGCTAAGTATAATTGTATAGCTATCTTTACTATTTCTAAGTGAGTGTGTTCAGGTAAACTAGTATATTCAGTGTTAGTAATGTTACTTGCATTTATCTTAGCAGGTTTAGATAAGTAAGTTATCTTATAGCTACTTACTTTATAATTACCGTCTGTATATAAAGTTATACTATTATCATGAATTAGCTTTAGTGGTCTAGCTGAACAATATTTTAACTTATGCTCTGATAATGTATTACCTAATTGTCTATCTATTGTTTCAATAGTAGATTCTAATGTATCTGTATATTTTACTTTATATTTTCCATCACTGCCTTTCTCCCAGCAATCATTTATACCTTTAGGAGTTATACCAGCAGTATCGCCTAGTAATAATACATAATCAGAAGGTAAAGTAACAGTATATGTATTATCCTACTCATTGATTTCGTCAGAGAATACTTTAGATTTTACTAAAGTACGTAGATCATCTATACGTTTTTGAGTCTGTTCAAATCCCTACTGTTTAAAATTTATTCCAGAATATCTAGTCTTATAGTATTTATCTATTGCTTCATTGATGAATGCTATAATAGTATCAGAACTTAATTTGTTCTCCACTACTAGACTTGGGTCCATTAGTTGTAGTCTACGTTCTACTTCTATTTGCATCTATCTTTCTGTCATAATTATTCATCAATTTGATTAAGCTGTGATTTAGTTTGAACTCTCTTAGATTCTATATCTTCAAGAGCTAATTCTACAGCTCTATTAATAACTTCAAACTACATATATTCTGGTATTTCACTCATTCCACTAGCTGGTAAGTTTTCAATCTTAGTAGGTGTCTTTACATAAGTTAAATCTACAGTATAAGACTCACTATCCATGGATAAATCATCTATATATACCAACAAAGTATTATCCTGTATTACACCAACTGGCTATTCAATCCAAGGATTATTATTGTAAGTTTTCTTAAAACGTTTAGCACTATCGTGATCAATAAGTTTGATATCAGCTCTTTTATTATTGTAGTTTAAAGTAGCATCTACAAAGAACATTCTCTGACCCCCAAATAAGTTTTCCAACTTACACTGATTTAGATCTGATGTTTTTAGTGCAACTAATCCGCTATCTGTTTTAACTAACTTTTCTAAATCATGCACTCGTTTAACTGACTTTTCAAATGGGGTCTGTAGAGAATTGTTACCTGTGAATTTATTACTTACTTCTTGATATAAACCTTGATTTAACCAATAGTCTATTTCCTATGGTAAGAAAGACGGACATCCACCAAAAGCTACGCTTTGTGAGTTCTTGTCCATTGCTATCTTAAAGTATGAGTGAAATTCAGATCGTGTCATTATTATTTAGATTTTATCTCTCCAATTATACTTAAGTACAAGTCTTGATTCTTTTTATCCTTCAAGTATGCAATCACGTCTTCAAGACCATTACCAATTAAGTCTGTACCAAAGTAATATGCAGATCTATTCTTACGAATAATATTCTTACTTAATGCTTCTTCAATAATGAAGTTAATTTCTTTATTGGGATTCTCTACCCAAATTCTAATAAATTTAGCTGGATCTCTTTCAATGTTTTCAGTAAGTTTAGCTTCAACTAATTCATTAGACATTGTATCTGCTTTAACACCAAACAATCTAAGGCACTTACGCATATCTTCAAGACTCATCTTATCTAATGCTCTATAAGCATCACGTTTAACCTTATTAATCTTATTAGCTTGTTCAGCTTCAGCTTCTTTATTAATTAGTACGTAGTCAGTAGCAGGAGTTACTTTATCTAAACCGTTAGCTACTCTTTTGTGTTTCAATAAGAATAAATATTGCAATTCTCCTTCTGGTCTATCTGTATTAATAACTAGTTCTCTCTTACCAATTTTGATTGCAAATGTATCCCAAAATGTACTACTTGGGTCTAGTTCACCTTCTGCTTTACCCATTTTCTATTCTAACTCTCTGGCTTTCTCTGTAGTTAAACCAGTATATCTACTACCTGATCTAGTCCAGTAAGTACTTACATAATCAAAACAGTTAGACCATTTTATTAATCCTGTCCAAGGATTTATTTTTGTTAATTTAACGATTACTTCCATAATTATATAATTAGAGTATTCAAGTTATTCTTTATATTTCCAGATAAACTTGGTAGATTTAGTTACTTTTGTTTTTCCATTAGCGCTATTAGCTATAGTTTTTCTATCTTGACCTGTGTTTTTACTAGCTTCGGATATACTATCAAACTCTGCTAACAATTTTCCATCTAATGAATATTGTAGTACTTTCTTTCCGCATGCTTCTGTAGCTCTTTGTTTTATTAAAGCTAATTCTTCAGCAGTTATTACTTTATTTTTTCTAGACTCTATATTAGCCTGTCTGCATTTATCAGAAATCTGTGGTTTCCAATCTGGTAGTATAGCTGCTAAAGATGGGTCTACTTTACTTGGAATTTCTTTATAATCTTCTTTATATAACCATATATATGGATTTCTTTCAGATATTAATACTCTTTTCCTTTTTAAGGATGATATTATTAATGAGGTATTTATTCCAGTTTTTCTACTAGCTTCGTTTACACCACTATATTCTGTTATATAATCTCCATCTAAAGTGTATTGTAATACTGGTTTTTTTCTAGTTTCACCGATTTTACCAGATTTCCAATACTTATCTCTACTTTCTGTTCGTACTTTACCAGCTTCAGATAATAACTTTCTAGTATATTCACTAGCTGTTTTACCAGAGTTAGCTATACTTATTTTTTGTTTAGTTTCTTCAGAACAAGGTCTACCAAAAGTACCGTCTCCACCTTCTATCATATTGTATCCCTTTTCGGGATTTGTAGAATCATATTCTTTTATAAAGAACTTTTCTCTTTCTTTAAGTTCTTCTGCGTTTTTACAGAACGCTATGATATTAATATCAAATCCGTTTGCTCCATACTTTCTAAGAGCGTTATGAAATCTAAAAGAGGAGCCGTGTTCAGCTTCAAATATATGCTGTTTAAATCTAGCACCAGCTCCTCTATTAGTTATACCTATATAAATTTTTCCGTTTACTTTATTTGTAATCTTATACACTTCGTAACTTAACATATAATTATCTGTTTAAAATTGTTTATATTAAAAACGTGGATAACCTAATTAAGTTACTCAAGCTGTCAGGTAATTACACGTTAAAGTTAGTTAATTATTCTGCCATCATGATTAGCTCCCCACACGCCCGAGGATCTTTCAACATAATACCGCATTCACCCAAGAAATGTACTGCATAACCGTCCTTAGCGTTAGAACGAACTTCAGTGTTAGAGTGAGCATAACCAGCAGGAGTTACAGAACCAGCTGTACACCAGCTAACGAATTCACGATCTTTACGAACTACTTTAACTACGTTAGCTTCACCGTCACGACGACCAAGATCCAAGAAAGTAATACGGTAAGATTCCAGCGGTTTCAATGTTACAGGATGCAACTGACGGTTGTGAGTCAAATCGTCATACAACGGGAAGTACTTCAAAGTAAGCTCAATACCGTTGCTCATAGCATAAGTTTTGAACTGACCACCAAATTTCAAGTTTTCACCAGAACCAGATACAAATACAGTATCAATCATGTTCAAGTTAGCCATCTTTTCTTTCAGTACACGGTCAAATTCACGAAGACCCATTTCACCAGTCAAACCGATGAATTTACGTTCATTAGTACCAAGTACGTTGTAAGACAAATCTGACAAGAAGTCCTCCAACAATTCTGCTGTTAAACGAGTATAATAACGTCTATTAGACGGGGCAATCTGTTCCAACAAACCAGCACCAATAAATACAGGTCGTCCATTCTTACCCTTCAAGTTACAAGAACCGTCTTTGTTTACGTTGTTCTGATTATATACCAAAGCTCTTTCAAGACGCTTATACCATTCACGCATAGCTACCCATTCTTGGAAAGTTGACCATAAGTAAGAAGTCTTACCTGATTTAGGATCTCTCAAAGCAATGGCCATTACTTCAGAGTATGCAGAACCTGTAATATCATAAGACAAACGAACTGTAGTCAAATAGTTACGCATCTTGAAATGAGTATTATAGTTCAGGATATCAGCTTCTTCACTGTATTCTTCGTAAGCAGATGCCAAACGAGATACTTGACAACCAGCTTGCAAATAACGAGGATTAATGTAAGAAGCAGGGTTACCATTAGCAATGAAACCTGTATAAACAAACAAGTTACCATCCTGATAAGGAGCGTCAGCGAAACGCAACTGACTCTTGTCATCAAGTTCTACAGTAGCACCAGGTCCAAACCAGCTATCTTCTAACCACAGTGTGATAGGAGTATTACCAAGACCAGGAGTAGAATCTTCAGAAATAGTAGTTCCATTCCATTTTGCATCACGAATTGTAACGGCTCTGTCCTGATCAATCATTACGCCCCATTCAAATGACGGTTTGTCAATAGTCATTACGTTACCGAGACCTCCTGTCAACATATCCAGAGAAGTACTGTAACCATTATCTTTAGTACCAAATACGTATGACAGGATAGTAGATACCTCGTAAGGTCTTTGCTGAGAAGCGAGACTGATTTTATTAGTATCAATCAAATCGCTAAACCATTTTCCTTTATAAAGGACCAACGAGTTCAAAATATTGTTATCCATAAAATACTAGTAATTTAATTTTATTTATTATTAATTATTATGATATACGCAGTTTTCGTGCAATATTTGACCAAATAGGCTCATCATCATTACTCTTTGATATTTGTTTAGATCGAGTATTTACAGATGTTGTCTTTAAACTATTTTTAAACTTATCAATGGCTGAATTACTTCCAGCCTTCTTAGCAGCTTCTAATAGTTTATCTGCATTCATAGTAAAGTATGCTGATTCTATTAAGTTCTTTACACCACCTTTAGCATAGTCCTTTTGGTACTTAGTTTTACCGTCGGTGTCTGGCTTAAGTATATAATCTATTAATACTTTTTTGTCTTTTTCAGGGACCGTAATACCACGTATATTTTTTAAGCCTTTTATTTCAGAGACAACGCTATTATAGAATTTCTGTTGGTTAGCAACCATTTGTTCATATTGTTTTTTCTGTTCCAATAATAGCTGTTCTTTTTTATCTTCCTTTATCTCCTTAAGACTTTCTAATGCATCCTGAGCCTCATCTTCAAGTAAACCAGCTTCTTCATACTTAGATATTTTCTTTTCTATTTGTTTAGCGCTAATACCTTTTTCTTTTAAGAACTGTTTTACTACTAACTTTTGGTTAGACTCGTCTTCCATATCAATATCATCTAGATCCAACTCAGCATCTATCTGTAAATATTGTTTAAGATCTCCACCTTGTTTTACGAAGTTATCAAGTGCTTCTACTTCCTCACTAGCATAAGTGGGTTTACTTTCTTCTTCTATAATATCTTGAAAATATTTAATAAGACTGTCTACATCCTTAGGTTTACTATCTTCGTCCTCTTCATTAATATCCCAACCTAATTTCTCAGCAATAGCGTCAAAGAAGTTACTTACTACATTACTATCCACTTCAGTAGATTCATCATCGACGTCATCATCTAATTCATCTTTTTCATCCACTTTGTCTATAGTTTTGGTATTCTTTTTAGAATCGTTAGACTTCTATTTTGTATCTAACTTATCATCTGTTTCATCAGGACCAGTAACATCATCTTTAGAATCTTCTGCCTTATCGTCCTTCTTATCCTTTTGTTTTTTTATATTATCTGTAATAGGATCGAATTGATTCTTTTTAATATTATCTAATTCATCTTCTTCAACAGAATCGTCTGCAATAATATTTTCAACATTTTTATTCACATTAGGGATGAAGCTATCAAGTATAGCATCGAATCCACCTAAAGTAATCTTATTTTCTTTTTCCATAATTAATATATTAATTAGATTTATTTCTTCTTTTTACCTTTATTACAGCATGTAGCATTAATAACGTCATGCTATTACTCTGTTATCCTTGATATTCGTTAACGGTATCTAATCAAACCTTTTCTTAAAGGCTCTATCAGTCTTAAATAAATTTTGCAATAATTTTATTCCTTTGTATTCATCTGGAGCTGCCTATAAATGCATAAAGAAATTAGGAACATCATCAACTTTATCTCCAGGTTTCATTATCTTATTATCAATCAGATACTATCTAAATTGATTCATGTGACTTTTAATTTCTGTAGGAGTAGTTAAGTACTTGTATGATTCAACAGGGTTTTCTATTCCGTGTAACATATATCTAGCTTGATCATAAGGTAGTATGTCTTTAGCTAAATCCTACATAAATGGATTAGTATTGACAGCTCCTCTAGTAGCATCTATATCCACTTTATGACCTATTTCGTGTCTAATTAATCCAGTATCTATGTTATATTCTCCAGTATTAACTCCTTTACTAAATCTTATATCTCTATTCTTAGGATTACTACTTACTTGAGCTTTAGTACTATTACTCAGGTTAGCATCTAATACTGGTTCATAGCTAGACATGAAATATTCCATAGGATCTTGGTATCTTTCATTCATACCTTTGTAAACAGCTTCATAACTAGTACCGTATCTACTATCAATAGCTCTAGCTCTTTTTAGATTTTCTGGATCAATTACAGATTCATATACTCTGTTTCTAGCATTTAAAGCATCTTCATAAGGTACCCTTCTAAGACCTGTTCCACTCACGGCTTTACCTAGAGTGTCATTCAATTTGTTTTCTCTTCTAAGTAAAGCGTTAATTTTATCCTGTGTAGTTCTCCTAACTTCAGGTATATAGTTGTTCATAGACTTACTAATAGTCTTACCTAAATTGTTAGGTACAAATGGTACTACACCTAATGCTGCTAAACTAGCTCCTAACCAGTCTTTATCCTTTAAGGCTTCTGATGCATCATATATACTTAAAGCATCACCTATAATAGGTACATCATAGAGATTAAATGGATCTTTAGTAAATCCAGCTCCAGGATTATAGCCATATTTAGCTTCATACGGATTTCCTTTAGGATCAAAATTTATTATAGGTCTTTCACTAGTAGTTGGAGGATCTTCTTCTATAGTACCACCATCTGCATACTTCTTCCAATCCCAGTACTTCAGCTAGGGATTGTTCTCCCTAGCCTACTTATACTGTTGCATTCTCTATCTAAATGCTTCACGTTCCATAATCACTTACTTTTCTTAGAACCTTTTTTAGAGCTCTTCTTTCCACCTTTACATGCCATAATTACTCCTCCTCATTACTTTTAATACCTATATATTTTAACCAAGCAAAATGCTTTCTACTTTTACAATAGTTCAAATCAGTTTCATTATTATAAGCTTCTTCTTCAAAAGATATATCATGATACCTATCTCCCTATTTGTCAAATAACCTAGCTACTGTTATAACTAAGTATTCGACTCCATACCAGATATAAAATGGTAACCATAACATCTCTTGCATCTACTTAAGATGAATCTTCTCATGGTTGTATTCTATATCTGTTATTTTAGATTTATCTCTAGTAAATAGTAACCCAAATAAGTTAATATATTTATATCCCTTAAAAGGAATTAGTTTGTTCTGAATTACTTTCATATTAACGCTCTCCTGTTACTTTATTTCTAATTGCAGTCTTAGCTTTTAATCTCTCTCTTTCCATTGCAGCTTTATCTTTTTGAGCTTGTAATTCTTTCTAAGCCTAGATTTTATCTTTTTCAAGTTGAATTTTTTTATCTTCAATCTCTTTCTTCATCTCTGCTTCTCTACGCTTATTATTGAACTCAAATTGTTTAGAAGCTTCTTCTGATGCCTATTTTCTTTCTTCTAAAGCTTGAGCTGCTATTTCCATAGGATCTGGTATACCGTTTTCATTTTGATCCATGTTCTCAGATCCTCTATAAGCATTTAATTGAGCAACTGTAATTTTAGTAGCATTATCTTGATCTATCTTATATTTTTCAAGATCCATTTCAGCTTCTTTAATCATCAATTCCTCTTCTTTTATTTGATTTTGTTTTTCAACTAATTCTTGTTGAGCTTGCTGTTCAGCTTGTTGTTGTTGCTGCATTTGTTCTATACGTTTCTGCTCAATTTCCTCTAATCTACTCTTAATTATATTTACATTGTCTAATGTAACTATTTCAGCTATATCAAGTAAACTAGCACCATTTTGCATAGCAGGCTACATAAGATTTTTAAGAGCATCTAAGTCTTGTCTATTCTTAGTACTATCGTCAATGAATACATCCATATCCTCATAGAAGAATCTATCGGATAATTTAAGGAAAGCCCTAGTAGCATCATCCAGTATATAATTCAAGCACATTTTGTTATCTTTCCAGGCTACCTTAGCTGTATTTAATAACATTGTTAGAACCTCTCTCTTTACTTGATTATGAGTCCAAAACCAAGGTTCAGTAATATGATAGGACATACTTACTGCTGTATTAGCATTAGATACAAGCTCATTTGGAGCTATTTGCCCTTGCCTCTAAGGAGTAATACCAGTAAGTTTAGCTACCATATCTTCTATTTTAGCCATTAGATTTACATACTAGTCTATTACATTAGCCATACTAAGATCCCATGACTGGAATTGATTGAACTAAGCTGGTCTACCACCTTCACGTCCTGGTATATCCCATCCTTCCTCATAAGGATTAATAAATGCTACACCTAATGCTCCTAAGTAATGCATCCATTTATTTACATCTATACCTAATCCTTTAGGTATCTAAGTAACATCTATCAGAGCTACTTTACCTTTATCTCTAGACATTGCTAATTCAAGTCTATACCATACTACAATATACATATACTGTAACGGTTTCATCATACTTACTAGAGATCTAGGTCTACTATTAGTATTATTGTATACAACACCAGTATATGGCAGCTTCTATGAATTAGGATTATCAGCTGATATATGCTGATATTCTATAGGTTGTATGCCTATATATTCATCATCATTAGCTCTATAGCCTTCCCAGGTTTCAACTATCCATTTCCATTCTACATAGTTTTCTCTGCCAGTAGGTTTATAAGTTTCGTCTACTTGTACTTCTTCTATTTCACCAGTTTCTGGGTCAGTTATACTTACAAATCCAATCTTTTTAAATGATTTCCAACAGCAGTGGTATACAGTAATATGATTAGCATCAAAAGGATTAGCAGTAAATCCGTTTATACTAGACATCTTATAGTGAGTGTAATCCATAGATGTTTTTCTTATTTCAGGAGAAGTACCTGGCTTTTCATCTATTAAATCTAGTAAATCATTTAATTGCTTCTCTGACATTTTATCATAGAATCTATCATATAGTTCTGTAGCTGACATAATCATTTTTCTACAACACCAAGAAGCTTCATGAATAAATTCTAAGTCTAAAGATTGCTCATATCTAAAGTACATAGGATTTACTCTTTCTGTATAAGGCTAACCGTTTACTATACCTATGTAATAAATCTCTTCACCAGCTATTAATGCATCTTTCCACCCTTTGTAAAACTCATGTATTAAGTTTAGCTTACGCTTAAGATACTATAAAGCATGGTATGCTGTAACTTCTGCGATATCTTTATAGTCTTTATTTACATATTTTTGTATCTGCTCTGGAGTCATAATTTCTCCAGTAGCCAATGCTTGTTCATATCTAGCTGCTTGTTCTGGGCTTAGTTTACTAGTAATAGTAGCATAGATATAGTCCATTAGCATTTGTTTCATTTTTTCTTGAAGTTCACTAGCAGCATCATCACTCGTTCTAGCTATATAGAAATTAAACGGTCTTTTAGTTTCTTCTCCTAGTAACTAATCTATGTACGGCTTTATTATATTATAGTCCTAAGCTGTAGCAGGAAATCCATCATCTTGTTTAAATGGATTAGTAACATACTTTAGATCTTTCTCATTGTATATACTATTGTACAAATCATAGTAAGTCTACATTTCGTCAGATCTATCTCTATTTAAATTACCCTAGCCAGAATCACTAGCGCCTATGATATAGTCTACACAAGCTTGCCTCCACTCCTTATTCTTTTTGAACATAGAGAGTTTCTAAATCGGCATTGATTTTAAATTCTTCATAGTTAAAATGTATATACATTATCGTCATTACTGATATTTAGTTTGTCGTCTTGAAACCAACTCTGCGCAAAAATTGGTCCATCAAATAACAGCTTGGTTTTATTCTCTTTTTCTTTCTGTTTTACAACAACGTTATATAATTGTTCTTTGTATATCATTACTTGCATTAGAGCCATGATTCTATCAAAATTTCCAGTATCATTATAGCTTATTAGCTCCTCTAACAATGGCTCAGATAGTATCCTAGTTAAATTTTTCTTTCCTGGTGCATACTCTTCATTTAACCAGTCTTTAATCATACCTTCACCCCACTGTTTTATTTGCTTATTCATGTGACAGCCTTTTTTGCGTTGTACTTTAGAATTACCTACTATATCGTTTATTATATCAGGCTAATCTGCTAATAAGTAATCACAATGTTTTGCTGTAAAATAAGGGAATAAACCCTTACGCTCATTTTCATACATTATTCTAGCATTATAGTAAATAGCTAGTTTACGTAAATTCTCATAGTATTCCTCAGCTGTTGTAGGTCTACCAGTATATTCAGCTACTATAATGTCATAGTAAGATTCAAAATTCTAAAATCTCTTATACACTATAGATGAGCCTAAAGAGTTTGTACCAGACTAATCATGATCATAAGGGTCTACTCCTATTATATATAATCCTGAAGGAGCATCTTTAACTGGATGTTCCCATATCACTATAGCCCCTTTTGGATCGTCATCCTTACCTAAAGGATATTTAGTAATATCACCAAGTTTCTTAGGTATCCATTTTAATTGCCCAGACTAATCAAATATAAGATCTCCTACTTGTTTATGATTCTATAGTGCTTTATTAGTACGTATTAAACCAAGTTGTTCTTGAAGTTCTTTTTTAGGGAATATATTACCATTAAATTCCAAGCATGCTTCCTAAGGAGTAATACATCTTTCAGCAACATATCTATCAACAGCAACAGAACTAGTAGCATTTTGTATTACTATTTTACGCTCATCGAGTATATATTGTAGAGACAGCTTAACATTAGTGTTACCATCATCATCCATATATATTCTTTTGCCATCTTCATTACGTATATCTAGATTAGTATATTGAGGAATAAAGAATCCACATTTAGTATTACTTACTGCACTATCCCATATATTTTCAAACGATAAACAATTGTATCCGTCTGGATTATAGAACATGTCTCTAAGAGCTTCAAAGCTACTACCAGGATCACCGCCAGTACCGAATGCTACCATTGTTCCGAATGCTATACCATCTTGTTCTACAGAAGGTCTAGCAATCTACCATGCAGCTCCTAATTCTGGAAAAGACCCAGCTTCTTCAAATATAATAAGTTTACCAGCTTTACCACGAGTTGCATCTGGATTGTCTTTTAGAGATACTCCGATTATTTCAGACTTATAACCCATTTCTATTTCATTACCAAATTCATCTTTAGTAAAGAAACCTGCTCTTTTACGCATTGATGTATTCACAGATCTCTTCTTACCCCAAGCAGTATTTTTATCTATAAAGTCCATGTAATCCCATGCTTTAGTAAGTATACCATCCTCTGTTAGATATTGTTTATTTGAAGCGTATATATAAGTCTTACTGTTAGGTATTAAGTAATAGTTACGGCATGCCATTGCGGCATTCTTATAAGAGTAACCTTTACGACGTGATTTAAGTACACACATATGTTTACCTTTTTCTTCAGCTTCTGCCATTGCTAAGAAAAAGTAATAGTCATAGTCATAAAAGTCTGGAAACTATAATGATCTAGTTTTTATTACTTTAGTAGTACCATCTGGTAATTTCTTTACTGTATGTACTATTCTTTGTATAGGACAATAGTTTATATAAAAATAGTTATACCCTGTGATATAGTCCCCATCATCAGCAGTATAACCATTAATACATCTGTTCATTTCTTCATCCCAGAATTGATAGTATTCAGATGTTCCTGAAGGATATGAACAATAAGAGCCTGTATTCTAAAATTGAATACAGGCTTGTCTAAACTTATTGCTATTTAATATTTTTTTCTAGAAGTCTATCATATTTGTGATAGTAACATTAAATTATTTTTTATTAGTCCTCCTGGTCTCGACTCGAACGGACAATTTTGAGGTTAGAGCTCAATATGTTACCTTTACATCACAGGAGAGTGCCGGGGAATGTTTAATGTCTATCCCCGTTAGACATATATTTTAAAACAAGTTCTTTAATCTATTCCAAAACTTAGTATACCATTTAGATTTTTTTATTGGTTTCTCAACCATCTTTTCTTCTATAATTTCACAAACAGCTTCTCTGATAGCATTTCTTTCAGCATTTGATTGTGCAATAGCTTCACCAACTGTCTGATTAGGATTTGTCAAATCTAAATAAACTTCTTCTTTCTTGGTATAAAATTTCTTCTTTTTCATAGTTTCTTTATTTTTTTCTGTAAAACGTAACTTTATTTTTTATGTTGCTAGTTACTGTACTTTTTTTACCAACTCGTATGGATTAATTTGAGAGTTACCTTTAACTTTAGTATTATCAAGCTCTTCTGCTTTAACAGACTTTTCTAGAAAATCTATAGTTTGCATCGTGCCTTTTACTTTCTCAAATCCTGCTAATAATTTACCTATCTTAGTTTCATCTAATTCTTCTTCTAAAGAAGATTCATAGTAATTACTAATAGTATCTAATTTATTCATAATAGAAGTCAGCATCTTGAGATTTCTAGTATTAATAAGCTCTTTATATTCATCTCTACTTATCTATTCCTCTAAAGTAAGAGAGTAATTTTCATCTTTAAATATCCTTTCTTTTAACTTTCTTTCTCTAAGCTCAGTACTACTAATACTCTTTACATATGGGCTATTCCAGTAATCACATAGTATAATAAATTTTACTACCTTATTAGCGTGAGCTTTAGTAGGATCTTTATCTAGATTCCATAGTTTTTCAAATGGTGGTAATGCCCATAAATCAGCGTGTACTACTACTTCACCACCAACTATATCAAAGAAATGTAGCATATTTAATTAAAGCATTCACAAGTATCACAACAACTATTGCATTCACAAGCTTTGTCTTCTGCTTCTCCAAACCCTTTCGTTCCTCTTTCTGTTTCACCAAGTTCTTCTACAAATACTGGTTCTAGGATACTACAAGGTACTATTAATAATTGAGCAAAAGCTTCACCTACAGAGTAAACAGTTGGAACAGCGTCTGTTGTTACTTTAAATTTAGCCATTAACTCTCCTCTATAACCAGAGTCAATTACGCCAACAGAGTTTGCTAAAGTAATAGATCTATTAGATACTGAAGACTTCATACAAAGTAAACCTACATATCCTTCAGGAATCTCTACGGCAATATCTGTGTGATATACTAATACTAATTTACCACTATTGTCTACTTCTTGTGTCATACGAGTAGAGTATAAATCCAAACCTGCATCTCCTGCTGTAGCTCTAGTAGGTAACTTACCTTCAGACTTTTTAATCTCTTCTGTTCCGTCTTCCTTCTTTACTGAATAATCTAATTTCTTAAATTTTAACTGTTCCATATTATTTATTTAATTGTTGTTCTACTTCTTTATATGTATCTTCTAATTTACTAATAAGTTTGTCTACAATACTATTTTTAGCGTCTTCTATATTGCTTACTATATCACTAGATAACACAACTCCTTTAATTTTCTCATCGTCATTTTTTAATACTACATGTAAAGTTGGAATTCCTATTCTTTGTTTAGTATTAGGATCTATACTTTGAGTTTTCCACCATATCGTTTCCATTTTACTACTTTTATTTTGTTAATGACATTTCATCAAGTATACTATTACAGTTATCCACCTTTTCTTTTATTCGCTCATCTAAAGCTTTGATTAACATTTCAGGAGTAGCGTTTTTGAAAGTTTTATACTTACTTATCCAAAGCATAGCTATAGCATTCCATGCTACTTGAGCGAGATGTCTGCAACCAGTTTCTTCATCGAATTCCTCCCCTTTTTCATAACAAAGTAAATGTCTAAGTAATGCAGCTTTATATCTTTGTAAACCGTTAGGCAAATTCTGCCAGTTATTATCTCCATATTTCTTAGATCCTGCTGTGTATACAGCAACAATATCTTCTATTTCAGGTAATGGAAGTAAGTCCCATCTAAGTTTATTATCTTTGAAGTCGTTCTTTTTAGATACGTTCTTGTTGCTTTTTATCTCTTCTTCTTTCATAGTCTATTATTGTTTTAGATATATTACCTGCTGACCAACCAACTAAGTAAGCATAAGCTTCATTACCTTCTGAGAAGTCTTCTCCATATATACCACCTACTTCAAAGAAGTAATCTGCTACATGTACTGCTTCATGTGATATTACATCAACATCTATATCATCAAATATTATAGTAAGTACTCCCATTTCTCCTGTACTATTTTCCATTACTGGATAACATGCGGCATAAGCTTTGTTTTTGTCTTCTGATAATAACAGTTCAATATCTTTAATGCTTTCATCAAATCCTTTAATGTTCTTTTTAAATGTGAACTTATTTATTAGTTTATTTAAAGGCTCATTATAATCTAATACTGTTACCCATAATTTACCAGGAAAGCTGCATTCGTATTTATCTATTTTCATACTTTTAATAGTCTATTATCTTGCATTGCTATAAATAGCAACATGTCATTCATTAATACAGGATCGAAATATATCTCTCTAAGAGATTGTAGTCTATATAGTGGTTCTAGACACTCTTCTATAAATGTGTGCATATTACTTATAAATTAGTTCTTTTAATTCATTAGCTAACTTCTGAGCATCTGGGTGGGCTGCTTTACTACATCTCAGTTCTAAGAAGTGTACCCAATCGCTTACAAAGCCTGTCATTACTAATTCTGTCTTAGTTGCATTTGGTAGTATTTGACGAGCTTCTTGAGGTTTTAAGCCTTTATTGATTAGTAATCGATATTGACTATCTGCATTCTTTAAACACCATAAGAAGTTGTCTGTTATGCCACCATCTGATGGTAATTGAATTTTCATATTATCGATATCGCACCAGTCTCCGTCCCAATAAGTATAATCACCAATAGGTATATCCAGCCAAGTAGGTTTAATAAAAGTAAGCTCGTTATTAAATTTATCCTTACTATAGTTACAGTAACGAGTGCTTTCTTGAGCAAAACTAAATATACGATGTCTTACAAACTCATGGCTTACTCCTCTATCACATATAAACTTAACAGTAATACGCTTTTCATGATATTCTGTAGGTTCTACTTGATACTGTAAGTCATCTAACTTATTATTCTCTACTAGCACACGCATATTAGTAGTTATATAGTAAAATAAATCATCCTCGTTTACTTTAGAGTACTTATTCTTAACATAAAATAAAGGATCTCCAATATTCATAGCAGTCTTAGCTATAGTAAGATAAACAGTACCATGTTCAAGCATAGCACAATTCCCGCAGATAGTAGTAACACCATTAGTTCCTCTAACCATTATTAAACCTGTAGATACTGTTACACAATATACCTCTTCCACTTTATTAGTAATAATAACCTTAGAATCTTTATTCCTAGAATCATTGTTTAGAGTATAATTAGTATCTAACAATAATACTTTATATACAGGATTGTTTAAGGAGGTATTATGAGATACTCCTCTATCAGAGATAGAGTAACCGCATATAGGAGCATACATTAATAACCAGTCTATTATACTTTTACTAGTATTAGTAAAAGTGATAGTTTTGGTGTTAATTCCCAAACTTCCATCTGAGTTTATTAATCCGTTTATAATAGAATATGCGATGTCTATAGAAGGAAAATATTGTAAGGATAATCTTTTCCCATTATTATAAAATAATGAACTAAAAGAACTTCCTATGTTATTATTAGTAACTGTGTAATAATTAGATTTTTTCTTCTCAAAAATATATCCTAATTCATTACATATTCGTCTAAGATATTCTATTTTTCTCTCTTTCTTTAGATGAAATACTAATTTATTTTTAGTTTCAGGAGAATAACAGCCGTCTCCTAACCAAAATCCAATTAATTCACCATAAGGATTCAGAGATATGGGTTTAACGCAGTGCCTTGGGGATTTAAACATTCTTTCTCCTAATGTTTTTTCTCTACCGTTATTATCTCTATATGGAGTATTACAACTAAATAAATTATAGGAAGAATTAGTATAGAAGTTATTTTTACTTTCTCTAAATACTCCAAACATATTATGACCATCTGTTACTTCAATGCCTAATGATGGGTAATAATAGAAATTTCCTTTATAAGAATAATTTACTATTCTGCTGGGAGACTCAAATCCTTTAAAGGAGCAATTTTTGTTTATTACTGCGACCTTTTCTCCGTTATAATTTCTAAATTTAATCCAACCTTTCTCAGTTAGCACTTCTGTTTCTCCAGTATAACAGTGTTTTGATTTGATCATTCTATCTGTAAACTCTTTAGCTGAAGTAGGAGTAATTTTATCCTCAGATTTATAACAAGTACGACTAGCTAACTCTATTTGCTTATAAACTCCTTCTATACCACTACCTTGTGTTAATATCTCTACTTTACTTTCTATCAGTTTCATCGTCTTTAATTATTATATTATTTACTTGTTCCTTTAAAAACCATACTGGTCCTTCTTCGTCCTCAAGTAAGAAATGACTCTTATCTTCAGCAAGTATTTTTAATCTGTAAGTTATTGTTCCTCTTCTACCTCTCCCTTGCTCTATAATTTCTGCGTATCTTTGCATTTGTATAATTTCTTTAGTTTTAGTTTAAATAAATAAGCAAACATTATGTCTTTTTTATCAGTATCGTCAGCTATAATCTACTTAGCAAATTTAAACGGGCTGTTACATATTACTTCGATTACTGGATATGGCAGATTATATTTGTTTGCTAATTCTGAGTAGATCGACATCTTCTTTCTTTGTTGTATTGACATAGTTTGGATTACAATCTAATTTAGAGTTTGGTATAATAGAGTTAGGTCTTATACTATTAACTAAAACAGTAATATCGTCAAAGTTTAAATTAGTATTTCTTCTAAGTAATTCGTGTAGTTTTGATTGCTCTGAGTTATTATATTGTTTGATTGGAACGTAACAATCAATGTCAAAATCAGGTCTATTACTTATAAGATCAATGATAGACTTAAACCAATTATGATATGTTACTTTTATGATTAAACCATCTGAATATAGTTTATATAGTACGTTCTTATTCTTCATTGTTTACTTTAAGTATAATAGTTATCTGCACTCTATCTTTAATTATTTCAGGTATAAGTATTTTATTTACTAACCACTCATTATCTATTTTTCCTCTTACTAGGAGTCCTTGTTCTTTGAATTTACTTAAATATCTACTCAAATTGTCAGGAGTAATACCTAAAGTATGAGTGATATACTTTCTATTTTCTGTACTAATAACACTCTCACTAGTACCAGGGAGTTTTTGCTTATTTATCTATAAGTCTACTAAAGTAGTAAGTAGCTGTAACTCCCTGTCTGGTAGTTGAATAATACCGTTTAAGGACCTCAAGAATTCAGAATATAGATCTTTCTTCTTACATTCCTTAACTAGTTTATTCATTTATTAGTTCCTCAATTTTAGTTAGTATCTTATTCATATTAAAGTAAACAGTATCAGCTTCTACTTTTACACATGCAGGTAAGTTGCCTTCATTATATTCATCAATCAAACTATCATGGTCTTTCTTATACTGTTCTTTAGCTTCATAGATAAAGTTACTTATACTAGTTAGTTTATCTTTTGCAAATTCTTCTTCTTTCGTTTCTGAGTTAAATTCTTCAACAAATTTTGCATCCAATAGTGTGTTAATAATATTGGGGCTGATACACATATTACGATTGCTATACATATCCACACACTCAGATGTGTTATCCATTTCAAAATGTCCCTCAGATGTTTCATAGAAAATATCTCCTTTTTTGGCACAACCAAATTCTTTAATAACTTTATACTGTTTCATATCATTAATGTTTTAATTTTTCTAAGAATTTTGAACTCATAGATCTTTTATATCTTTCTATCTTTTCAAAATTCCTTTTACATTCTTCATAACCGTCTGAATATCCTTTGTTATAGCCTATATTCTTACAATGCATGCATAAGATAATACTTACTACGGTTATAATTAATATCATAATCATTGTTACCATATGCCTATAAAACGGCATTATAAGTAAATGGTTATATTATTTAACATTTATTAAGTATATATAAATAAAATACCCAGAGCTTTAACCCTGGGTATTTAAAACGAATTTATATGAATTTTTTTATAGTGCAGATACGATGACTAAAGCTCGCATGGGCACTTTAAGTAACTTATTACTTCTTTTCAGTAGACTCAACTGCAATTACGTCATACGGCTTAACTAATTGTGAGTCCTTAAATAGATCAAAATTCTTAGCAAATTTAGATACATAAACTATAGTATCGCCAAGATTAATGTCCATATCATTAGCTTCATTTATTGCCTTGCTAGTAGGTAAAGATATAACGATACCTCTTGAAAATTCTGAATCTACTTCTTTGGTGTGGCTCTTAGTTTCATATTTATTGAAACCTTCCTCGTCCTTTTCACCAGTAGGTATTTGTTCTGTATATTCTACAGTAACCTTCGTAGTTGGCAATGGTTTTACTAGTATATCTTTTTTAAATGAGTATTTAATACTATCTACTACTGTCTTAAGTACTTTGTCTTCCATAAATAATTTTTTCTTTGTTAAACGTATTAATCGTCTATATGTTGCAACTTTCTTTTGAAAATATTACCTTGTCTACACAATGCTATACGTTCTTGGTACTTTGAACAATCAAGTTTATTGTAGAAAGCGCAGCCAACGCACGCTCCTTCACTGATTTCTGGTACTGCTAAATATACTTTCTTTTGAAAATGATATTCTGGGTAGTTTTTTTTATTATTATCTTGTGCCATACTAACTAATATTTTAATGGGGTCCCTATTTTAATATACTCAGAGATAGGGAATAACTCTACTGACTTTTACGATTCAGACCTACGTTGAGCAGTTCTAATGGTATGCTTAGGTGGCTACGATCCTTTGTACTTCAGGAATGTTTCTTTAAAATATCTTCTTTGAATTCTTTGTATAACTATTCAGTAAATGTGTACTCTATTTTACCTGGTATAGTAAAAGTTCTATAATCGTCATTATACCTAGCTTTCTTACTTATATTAGCTAAGTAAATGCAGTTAGAATATTGCTAGTCTTTCTTTCTAATATAATAGTAATTCATGCTTCTGATATTATAAATCCATATGATTTCATTAGTGTTATCTAAGTAAGAGTGCTTAGTTTAATTACTTGGTTAGCTATAAAAGTTACTTCTTTACTAGTATACATGTTACTTATAATATTAAGTAAGTAGTAGCTACATTTACTTATTTATACTACTTACTGTATTTACTGTGTTAGACTGTACTAATACAGTAACGTATTATACGTTATATTTGTTGCTTATTGTGATAAATTGTTAACATTTTTTATAAAAGTTTATGTATGTTTAATAGCCAAAATTTAACAAAAATTAAAAATATATAACAAAAAATTATGAGGATAATTGTGAGTGTGTGGACCTGTACAAAATCAAGCCCCCTCTCTCTTTAATCGGGGGAAACACCCCAGTAGTAGTAACCTAAAAATCAATATTATGTTGTACGAAGATTATGACGAAGTAGACGAAAGCGCAATTGAGTACGCAGAATCGTGGTTCGACTGGGGATAATGTACCCAAAACAATGTGATAACATGGACGACTAATCTCGTCCTTGTTCTTTTACTGTATAGAATTATAAACCCATAAATATCAAGACTTATGAAAGTAAAAGTAGATTATGACAGAAGTGAAGTCGTAGAATTTCAATCTGAACAGGACAAAGGACACAGTTACCTAAGATTATTGTTTATCCCTGAAAAGATGTCGTTGCTAGAAAGAGCAGCTAAAGGACGTTCATCAGAGTATTCAATGAACTTCTATCCTCAAAGGGATAATGATGGTGTAATAAACCAAGAGTTTGAAGATGCTATTATTGATGCATTCAACAACAAAGAGATTGATAAAGAGCCTGTTTATGTAGACAGAGTTAGCGTACCAATCGCACCAGTTGTTATGACTTATCAAACTGATAGCAGAAGAGGAAGCTATTCTAAAGGTGATGTAATCATGGAAGGTAACACTGCACGCATTTACACTAGCATTCAGCTTACTTGTTTGATGAAGCTAGTAAAGGGTGAAGAAGAACCAGTAATGAGCGAGAACGAGCTTAAAACTCGTGCAAATGCTATCAGAGAGTATCGTATTAGTGAAGGTCAATGGTATGATGCTGAAGAGTATTTAGCAGGTGTCAATGACAATGATGAAGTAGATGAACAACCTGATGTTATAGTTGATGAACCTGAAGTACAACCAGTACAGAAGCCTGGTCATCAGCCAACGAGACCTGTAAGAAGATAGTAGTAAACAGTGAGCGGTGCTTTTGCACCGCTTTCTTGAAAACCAGAATCATAACATAACCAATACATATGAAATCTCTAGCAAAAATACTCAAATTCAATGCAGCATTGACAGTAGTTCTGGCATTATCTGCTATGTTTACTGGAATAGTACTTGAAAATGTAAAAATTAGTGGACATTTGATAGGATTGTTTGGGATACTATCCCTAATCAACCTAAATCTCTATATATTCTTATCTAGCAAAAATGTTGACGTAGATAATATATAGCTTTTGCAGTATAAGAGCAATAGTATTAACAAATAATATCAAAATTATGAAGAAAGGAAAATTCACACTTGTACAACAGTATGTAATAGATAGCCTCATGAATAATAATCATCTAGTTATAGATGATATACTAAGTGCGATATCTATGATATGCTCAGAAGAAAAACTTAATGAAATACTAAGTATTCTCATAAATAAAGCTAGAAATCAGGAAATAGATAAAATATCTTCAAAGGCTGAAAGCTTAACAACACAGTCTATAGTAAGAGTGAGTTTAGAAATTCCTGGAAGCTTTTATAATATTGGTGAAAGATGCGCAAATAGAATAAAGCTAATTAAAATCATAAAAGAAAGTACATCTTTAGATTTAAAAGACGCAAAAGACTTTGCAGATCTAGTAAAAGAAAGTGTTATACTTCAATACCAAGAAGTAATTAAGTTAAAAAATGCTCTAAAGGAATACGGAATCAAAGTCTGTATTATACAACAATAATACTATTGACTCAAGCAAGACTATATAATATCAGTCCTAAGCAAGACTATAAACTGCTTCTTTAAGGTGAGAATCCTTGACAAACATGTGGGGCTTATGTCTAGTCTGAAATGTATATTGATTTATACAGCTCACTCGAACTAGCATTAGTGCAGACTTTAAAATCATGTATGATGCAAACCATATTGTGCTACGTTAGTAACTCTTCGCTATTTTTAATTGCATCATTTATAGGGATTAGCGTATCCTAGTCCTCAGATGTTAGTTACATTTGCCATTCTCTTTATTAAAATTTGGTTTATAGAAGGTTGTTGCTTGTGAAAGTAGCACCTTCATTTTATTAGAATTTACTAACCGTTAAAACATAATCAATATGAAAAAGAAATTTATTAGAAAGTATTCACATCTTGCTATTTGTACAAATCAAAACTTAGTATTCCTTATTAAAAAGTAATTATGGAAAATATTGTAAATTACACAGAAAAAGATTTAAAGCGTATTAGACAAAACATGAAACATCACATTATGGCAAATATGTCATATGAGTTACTACATGTTTTAATTCATTTTAATTGTTTAAGTGAATTTGTTTCTGAAATAATATATTATAATATGAGTTTTCGTAATTATAATTACAAGGGTCTTAACTTAAGTACAAAAAGAAAAAATTATCTAGTATTTTATATAATAACTAATTTTTCTTGGAAAGATTCATTAAAAGGTATTTTCTATTGGAAAAGTTATATAACAAAATAATAGAATATGAGCAAGAAATTGAAGTTAATAAGATATAGAAATTTTACTTATTTTAGATTAACTGGTCTAAAAAGTAACTTATCTTCTTTACTTATTAATCTTGAATCTGATTATAAATGTATAACAGATGAAGAAAAAGAACAATTGTTAGAACTAAGAGATAAATTTAACGAATTACTTTCTACATGGAAGAATTCTAGTAATAAACTATTAAATCAAATCAAAGAATGAAAAGTTTAATCAATTTTTTAGCTGGATTTATAGTAGCTCTTACTATAGTAACACTATGGTTAAAAGCTAATATTGATGCAGTTTTAGATGAAAGTTTAGCCTTTGAGCTAAAGCATGGTAGTCTATATGACTATTACAAATGGTGGTGTGTTATTATAATCACATTATGCATATTCTGCGTAATTAGATTTATATACGAACTAGGAGCTTCTGTTAATCACAATTTAGATAATAAAAACAGTGAGAAGTATGAAGACAGATTCAAACCCTGATGCTTGTGACATATTATTAGATAAAATGTTACAATTTATAGACAATCATAAAACTATTATGATTAGTTTATATATATTAATATCACTATTAGTAATAATTTATAATATTATACCATAATGAAAAAGTTTATATTATTAACCAATTTTGATCCAGAAATACCAGGCAATACAGTAGTAGATACAGAAATAATTTCATCTATTCGTGATGAAGAAGACTGTACTTGTGTTTATGCTATTTCAGGTGGAGAAGAAATAGTTGTAGCAGAAGTTAAAGAAAGTGCTTCTGAAATCTACTCAATGTTACAGTAAAATTAATAAAAACATTATCAAAAATGAAAGAAAAAATTAAATCTTTAAAACTATTTGCTATTTTAGCGATGTTTATGTTAGTAACTATGCTAACAAGCTGTGTGGAAAAACCACAAGTAATCAATAATGTCCCTGATACGGATTCTATTGAACAAGAGTATATTCCCTCTGTAAAGGAAGTATTACAGGAAAGAGAAGAAATGAGATTTTATCGTTATTGTGATAGTGTATACTTAGCTATGCCTACTCAGATAGTTACTCAAATACTTGTAACAAAAGGGACACAAATATCTATTCAAGATATTGTAAATACTTATATTACAAATAAAGAGTTCTATGATAAGATTATTAAACATGCTATGGATGTGCAAAAACAATATTTACCAGACAGTATGCCTAAACCAAGTATACCTGAACCAAAGAACGACTCTTTAAAATCTACATTTTAATTTATTTTAAAATTGCCTTTGCTATATTACAGTTGAGAAACAGGAATATAGCTCCTTCAGAAGATGACAAGCATGTGGGGCGTAAGTAAATACTATGATAGTTAATTAAAATTAGTAAGACATACGTATGCAAATTATAAACAACCTATTGATTAAATGTATTTATGATCGTGCGGGCGTTAAAATCATGTACACAGTAAGATTAGTTTGACAGCTTTTCTGCATGTGTTTAAATATGTAAGAGTCAAGAATGTAAAATAGTTCGCTCTATTAACAAAAGCTATCCTATTGGAGAACTGGTAAGTATATTGCAGTATACTGTATCAACTTTAAATCTTTTTCAATTAGACTGATTACAATCTCATAGCTGCAACTATGAGACGCCATCATTAATATTAACTTTTAAACTATTAATCTATATGTAAATGAGAAAATATTTAACAAAGTTCTTTATGAAATTAGCTAACGTGTGTAGCAAAAGAACAACTCTAGAAGAAATAGAGAAATTAAGAAGAATTGACTGTATTAAATATGGTCATATCTGGGGTACTAGAATCTCTCCATCAGAAAATGGAGAAGATAGAGTCTTCTGTATTCGTTGTGGTAAAATACACAATAAAGATAAATACGCTGATATTAACAGTCGTAATACAGACAAAAAAAGTAAACTAACTAAAATTAAATAATATCAAAATTATGAAAGTAGTCGTAATATGCATACCTAATGAGGTGAGTGAATCAAACATTAAAAATGCTATGATTAAATTCTCTGAACAGATTGGTTTTAATACCAAACCTGTATTATTGTCAGAGGAAGATGCCTCTCAAGAAAGATTAAATGCTAAAGATTCTGAATTTGTCAAACTTGTTAAACAATTTGAAGCTAAATCCGGATATCATCCAAGTTCTAGTAAGTTTAAAGACTATTTAAAAGCATCTATTATTAGTACTAATAACAAAGAAGCTTTGCGTATATTAATGACACCGAGTACATCTGATCTTAGTTATTTGACTAATATCAAAGCTAGTTATATACCAGAGTTGGCAGTTAAAATGTATTATATAATGGATATGTAATATGGGAAAGACTTACAAGGAATCTCATTTTCCAGGATCTAAGCGATCTGAAAAAGCTTACGAGTATCAATCTAAAAAGAAAATAAGGCATAAGAAATTAGAGCCTTATAAACGTGGAAGGTAAAATCTCCATGCGTGTAGTAATAAAGTAATATTTATTATAACAACTAATATTATCATGCCAGATAATTTGTTTTTAACTTAATTATTAAGTTATGGTGAAGTTAAGCCTAGAGAGTTATAAAGCCAAACCCCTAAAGGAATCTTAACAGATAGAGTACTACGGACTATACAACGGTCAACCTAGTAATAGGTCAGGAGAAGGAAAAGGGCTTCTGTTGAATAAGACGTACGAATAGACAGATAACTCTCTTAAATTTAAAAGTCTATGTGGACACAAGAAGAATTAGAAACAAAAACAAAAGAAGAACTAATAGAAATTATATTAGAATCTCAAGTAGAAATTGAATATCTTACAGAGGAAAATAAAGAACTCAGTAATGAACTTAGTGAGATATACTATTAATATTTATTTCTTAAATAAATCAATTATTAACAATTAAAATTTCAAACAATTATGAAAAATGTAAATTTTACAAGCGCTATCTTAGGCGCAAACGTTTTGTGTGCTGAATTCGATGTTGAAGCTGCTATTATTGCTCAATCTGAAAAACAGAAAGTTGGTTCTAAAGAAGCAATTGAAGCTGCAAAGAATAATATTGCAGAACGTAAACTGAAAGAAGAAACTCAACGAATTGAACAGCGCTTGCGTAATTCAGAAAGCAAAGAAGATGATGCTTTGAAGGGTCTTCGTATGGCTCGTATAAAAGAAGCAGCTCAGAAAATCTATCTGAAAGAAGTGAGTGAAGCAAGAAAAGACCTCGAAACCACAGGTAATTACGAAACCTATGACAGTGCTATATCAAAGGCTGAAGAAGCTCGTGATAAAGCTATTGAAAAAGGAAAACGTGATATTTACGGTGATGACGCTTGGCGTTATTAATCGACAACCCAAAGAGAAGCTTTTATAGCAATCTTTGTACTAAAAGCACGATAAGTCGTCTTTTGATGCAAGGTGTTGTACACAGCTGAATTAACAGCAAGCAATAGAGGCTTGACCCATTTTGCTGGGTAAAAAACGTGCCACTGATCATGAGCCTAAAGATCATTCTAAACTCAAGAGCTATAAGCCACGAGGGTATAAAACTAGTGAAGTTTGTACTATGAATAGTCTTATGACGATAAACAGTACACAAAATCAAATTGTATATATATAGAGAGCTTTATGCCTATAGTTCAATCGAGTCCGTTCTACGTGAGCGCTTGCTATACTATATATGCAATCAAAGCCTATTTAAAACTGTAGAGTAAGCGAGCCTAGAGCCTATAGTAAAAAATAATTGATACTATTACTAGAATATAGAGTAAATCCTGTAAAATATGCAGACTATCTACTTCTATATATTAATAGATATATTTCCGATTATTATTTTTATTGTACTTACCTACAGTTTATTCATATTTAAGTATATAGTTATTGATTTAACTATATACTACTATATTGACTGTTAGGTCATTGGATGAATCGTTTGGACACGGGTTCGACTCCCGTATGCTCCACAAAAGGTTTCCAGAGTAATGTTGCCTTAAAACGATGCTTAGTTTGATAGTAGAGCTTAAAACTATATATGGTGAAGGAACATCACATGAAAATGACTTAATATTAGGTAGCTCCAACCGAATCTCTAGTTTAAAGAAAAACGAAGATTATGCCTGAAAATTGCTACGGCAACGAATATATGGAAGGAGAATGGGGCATTATGGTTTTGACAGCGAGAATGAAAATGAATAGGTCAATAGACGTCAGAAATGACAAATCTTTTGTAACAGACTATACTCGTATTGCAGCGTAATACGATAAGTCAACGGCTAAGCTAATGTCGTAAAAAGCAGGTCACGGATGGTGCAATTGGTTAGACACAGAACGGATATGGGAAATGAGTGCAGGTTCGAATCCTGCTCCGTGAACTAAATTTTAATATTATGAATAGAGGAAGACATAGAAAGAAAACAGAATTTTATAGTATTCAGACTCTACCACCAGAAATAAAACAGAAAATACTTAAGAATCAAGTAAGACATGGAAATAAACCTGATTTACGAGTATTTGAAAAAAATCCTACAGCAGGATCATGGAGTGGTGGATTTTCTTGGGGTAGTACTAAAGAAGGATTTGAATATTGGGATAATATATTAGGTAAAATGAAATATCTAATGAAAAAGTGTAAAGAAGCAAAAACAAGACTTTAAATAATTATAATATTATGGAAAAAAGTATTAGACAAGCTTGTAAAGATAGAATGCCAGAATCATGGCGTACTATTATGAAACGTAATAAATGTTATTGTAGCTTTACTAAACAAGTATATCAAAAATATATACCTAGTAACTTAAAAGATAAATATCATTATAAAGAAGCTATCAATATGATAAACCGTTTGTATACAACATATTCTATCCAAGCAATATGTGTATCACTTAGTTTAGAAGAAGGACTAAGTTTTTGGAGTAATATTCAAGAACAAGTATCAAACTATGAATATAACTGTCAGTAATTAATGGAAAAATTATTTGAAACTGTAACTTGGATTAAATTTAATAAGCCAGGTTTAAAAGATGAAGTCATTAAACTAGGAGAACAATCTGAAGATATAGATGACTTTAGACAAAAGTTAATAACAAAATATGGCATTGATTTAACAATGGCATATCAAATTTCACAAAAGTTTTACAAATCAAAAAGTAAGTAACTATGGCATTAAAAGAAGGAGTATGGATGGCTCAGGGACCTAGCCAGAACATAATTATTAAAGCAGTAGGTGAGGCTCCATTTATCAAAATTTTAAAAGGTATCTCAATGAATGAATTCTTTAATACTGGAAGAGTAAAAGAATTAGGTGAAAATTCTATTGAAGTACAACATATTGTTCAAAATCCCGACCAATATACATTTGATAAATTAACTGTAACCAGTGCTGTTAATAGTTTATTAGGAATTGGTACTCGTACTTTTAAAAAGTGTGAAGTAGTAACAGATGAGGAAATCAAAGAACTCACAGAAAAGTACAAAGCGTATATGGAGATGTATGGAACAGCAGAATGTGACAACAAATTCATTATTACAATTTGTAAAGAGTATAAGATTGATGTTGGACAAGCATCAAATATCTTAGAAAATAAAATTAAGAAATTTCTTAATTATATTTAGTAGTATGCTTATCGAAGTTTTAGATACTATTAACAAAAATCTACCTTATGAATATATGTTCAATTATAATCCTATATGTGAAAAACATCTTAGCGATAAGTATTATAACATAGAAGATGATCCACATATCTATCCTTTAGATTTTACTATTCATAGAAGTAAAGAAGTAGTAGAATTAGCTAGATATGCAAATAGAACTATATTTCAACCTATTGTAGATTGTCTAATAAATGATAAAGGATTTACTATTACAAAAAGTACATCTAGAGTAAAACTTAGAATTGTAATAAATATGATAGATAAATTACAAATACCAGAGATTGCTAAAATATACTGGGGAAATCATATACTTCTTCTGTTTAACTTTAGATTTGCTGAATGTAGTAGATACTATATATCAACTTTACCATTTTAGACTTAGAGCTATAGTCGTTGGGTAGACTATAGCTCACTAATATTTTATGCCTATGACACAAGAAGTAATTACTTTAGTAGAACAGGCTAAACAAGGTTCAGAAAGTGCCTTTACTAAGCTTTATAAATTATATAAATCAAATATTTGGTTTACTATTTATAATATAGTAAAGAATACAGATATAGCAGACGATTTAACGTCTGTAGTATTTACTAAAGCTTATCAAAAATTAGATTCTTATGTACAACATATTTCATTTGAAATGTGGTTAAAAACTATTGCAGTTAACAGCTCAATAGATTATATAAGAAGAAATAAGAAAGAGCAATTAAATAACTATATGGACGATGAAGATAATACTATTCAATTAGAAAATATCGAAAAAAGTCCTGAAGAACAATTAGTTTTACAAGAAAAAGTAAAAATAGTTGAACAAGCTATTTTAACACTTAGAAAAAAATATAGAGATTTAATAAACGCTCGAATAGAAGGTCTATCTTATAATGAGATATCTGAAAAATTTGCTTTACCAGAATCTAAAGTTAAATCAGATTTAAATAAAGCAAGACAACGATTAAAACAAAAAATAGCAAATATTTACTAATACCTAACAAATCATGTCAACGATAATTTATTTGTTGCTTGCAATCATCATCATTTTCATTATATCTAGAGTAATGAAAACTGAACAAAGAATTGATGCTTGTACAAGAATGCTAACTACATTAGCATTAGGTTTGTTATTAGGTGCAGGATACTATTTTATCACTAATAGTGATGATAATAGTAAGCCTGAGAAAGCCGTAGTAGATAAAGCTACAACTCCTAATCCCACATTATCTTATGTTTTATTTACTATTCCTAGTAATAATTACCAGGAAATAGAAAATAAAGCTACATACAAGGTAATGGGTAAGGAAATGGAGAGTGACATTGTAGCTAAATCAATAGGCGCACCTAATAAAGTGTTAAACCTACCAGAGATTGTTAACGATAGTTGAAATGCTTCTACTATCAAGTTTTTAAACCATTAATTTATTAATTTATTTTTAACTTAAAAGGCAGAAAGGACTGTCGTAAACATATCAAAATGTCAAAACGTAATAAAGGAAAAGAAAACAAATCTAACTTAGCAGCAAAGATTAAAGAAAATAAGGTTAATACTGTAAAAGTAGAAGAACCTACAAAAGAAAAAGAGACTGAAAAAGTTGAAAAGAAAGAAGAAGTTCAACCAAGTAATAAACCTAAAGAACAGGAAAAGAAACCTGTAGAAAAACCAAAAGAAGAAGTTAAAAATACTTCTAAAGAAGAAAAGAAAACGGAGAAGAAGCCTGAGGAAACTAAGGCTAGTGTAAAACCAGAAAAAGAAGGAGGTAAAAAAGAAGACAAAAAACCTGAATCTGAGAAACCTCAGAAGAAGGAAGAAAAGAAAAAGGAAGAAAAAGCTGAAACTATTATTCCAGAGACTGTAGATATCAACAAGGAAAAGACCGAAAAACAACCACCTATTGATATTACACGTGGAGTAGCTATGATTGCAAACAAGGAACGTATTGATGAAAATCATCAAGTAGAATTGTTGTCACTAATCCGTAAAACTTATATTGACACTGACGAAGACTTGCCTCGCGAACAAGTTGCCGCAATGAAAGAAGTATATAGTGGAGGATTGTGTCAGTTGTGTTTGTTATATGCAATGCAACTAGAACAAGAAGGTAAATCTATTCTTAAGGGTATTACTATAACTAAAGACGTATATCCACAGATTAAGAATCAATTCTTAAATATGTACGGAGTAGATGTTAAAGCTTTACCTACCAAAGACGGAAAACAATTAAATCTTGAATTTGAATCAGTACCTGAAGATGTAAAAAAAGCTGCTAAAGCAGATGCTAAAGCAACTAAGTTTGAAATACCTGAAGCAGATCCTAAGCTAACTGAAGAAGAAAAGCTTAACGCTCTTAGAGGAATTCTAAGTCGTAGTAATATTGCAGAAGGTACTAAAATTAATGCTACACAACGGATGGCTTTGAATGTTAAAGATGCTATTGAATGGGCAAATAAAGCATTTGAAGTTAAATCTGATAATCCTACTACTACTTTAGCTCTAATGTATAGTAAGTTTAATCAAACAAAAACACTTTGTTTGAAAGGTTTAATGAGTAAAGCATCTGGTGCTCTAATTGGAAATAACTCTCCATATATTGCACACAGTTTGTTGTATAAAGACTTTGAAGGTCTAGGATATAATGAACAACAGATTGCTGATTTTATTAAAGTAATGCTTGCTAATAGTGCTGAAGAATTTGCTACAGAAAAGACTGGAGCGGATGCTTCTGTTACAATCTTTAATGATATGCTAAGCAAATCATCTACTGATGAAATAATCAAAAAGATTGCTAATAAAGAAAAAGACATTCCAGTAACTATTGACGGAATAATTGAATGTAAGTACAACAAAGACTTTGTAAATAAAATCAAAGGAGATAAGATTTTCTCTGTAATTAACAATATGTATAATCTAGGGGATTCTACTCAGCTAGTTCAGAATAAACTTACTGAGATCGCTGAATTGTATAAAGATCCTGTAAAACGATTAGCAAATTACATTGACGAATCTGCGTACTCTAAAGCATAATCAAATATGAATAATCGTATTAATATGTTAATGATACTATGTATCTTAACTTTCGGAAGCTTTGTTAGCTATGATGCACTTAAACAAACTGCACCAAAAGCAGAACTGGCTCCTGTCCCTCGTTATGTAGATGTTCCAAGACCTGTTGAAACAATCTTACCATCTACTATTAAAATCGACCTTAAGAATGAAGAAGTTACAGTAGAAGGTACAGCTACTGCTAATGTAAACATTGTTAAGAAAGATAGTATACGAACAATTAAAAAGTATATTGAGCGTATAGTTGAGAAGCCTGTCGTAGTGGATAATCGACCTGCGCCATATCGTGTTGCTCCTCTTGTATTGGAGAACAAGGTAATTATACGAAATAATGTAGAACCTTTAATTTGGAATAATAATGAAGATGACGAGAAATAGACTAGTCGTTCAACACATGCTTCGTACTTCAGAAGTTATTCGCAATTTAAAGAACAGCAGAATAGAGTTGTCTAAAGCTTCTTCTGCTACTAGAATTGTCATAGAAGATGGTAAAGTATCTCATGAATTTAACAAACAGATTAATGAAATACTTAATCAATCTAGTTTACTTATTAAGAAGTTAGAATACAGAGTTGAAGAATTATCTAAGAAATTAGAAGGTTTTGATGCAAATGTATTTGACCCTATTCCGTTTATATCTTCGTATGATATTAAACATAAAACAATAGACTTAGTAAAAGGAACTAACTATGTCGGATTTCTAGACCTTAATATATGTAAGGTAAATATTATCAGTGAAGATAAAACTGACGCGCAACTAGAGCAGCAAAGCGCGAAATAAGAGCTATAAACTGCATTCGCTAGCAACGTAATTGCTTCGCCTAAACGCTCCTATTCAAATAGGAAGAGGAATGCTGAAATTGAGTAAAGTAAGCATTAACAGTACATAATACTAGAGGCTGGAATAATAGCTACCACTATTATTGAGTGAACGAAGGTATAATAACTTGATCATGTCGAATTTACTGTTTAAGACTGAAAAAATGACGAGAAAGAGGAAGAGCGTGGCACATCCTCAGTGAGAACCGATTGGTGACTAAAGACGCAACGATTAAATCAGCAGATTTATGAAGTTAAACAATGCCAGGTATCGTTAATACATTCGAATACCAGTTATCAAACTGAATATCAAAAGGGAATGTTACCTTACACGAGTTGCAAACTCGCAAAGTGCGAGGATAAAAAAAGTACTAAAGCTCCAAACTTTAGTAGATACATATTTATAGAATCGTTAAGCATTCTAGGTAGACTCCAAATCTTCCTTGTAGCTATAAAGTTACTAAAAATACTACTATAGTGTTCCATACTGACACGTGCCTTTGGAAAGCTTAAATTGGAAGTGTGCATTAAAGAAAGAATGTTTAAAGCAGTATGTATGAAGGTAGAATTATAAATATTATAGCACTATTTAATTATATGATAAGTGAGTAGTAAATTACATGCCTTTTTGGCTGAGTAGCTATGATCATTATATAGAACTTACGTTGTAAGTAAGATGGATATAATATAGATTAACTGGATTAGGTGTAAAGCCTATATGTAATGTTATATTTATATAACTAATCGGAAGTATAATTAAAGTATTTTGCAAGAAATAATTCTCAGTTTAATGGGATTGTGTGGACTAAGTAATATTATAATTAAACTCAGTTGCTACTTAGATGAGTATAAACCTAAAGTGCTTTGCACTAGGAAATAAAGTAGATATGGGATGAAGAGCCAGAAAACTCTATATCATAGATTGGAAGTGATTAGTATAAACAGAAAATCTAAAGCTAGTGGAGAAATAACTCCCTGATCAAATTCGAGTTGGCAACATTGAGATAACGTTGTATATTTAAAAACATTGAGCCTTACAACCAGTAAGGAAAGTCGTGAAATATTTTAACCTAGAGGACGAAGCAGATCGGAGTATAATCTGTGCATTCCCCATTTTAGCAGCTACACTTTACTGACACTAAATGTAGATAGTAAGTCTAATATGTAAGGGTTCTTTTATGAGATTATTAACATGTTTAACTAAAGCAATGAGGAAGTCCAATGGTAGTATAGTGTATAGTTAAAAGCTATATCGAGCCACCCTCGACTGTACAATATAATTGCTAACACTAGAACCACTTAAAGTATATTGCGCAACAATATATGTAAAGTGACACTGATTCCCTCCATTAAGGGATGATAGGTGGAAATCCTAGAATTATGTGCAGGATAAGAACAAAGTCGTAAGTACACGCAGCCTGTGAGTAATACAAGGCTATAGAGTGGGTGTTTTGAAACATAAACAGCTCATAACAAAACCGGCAGCGCTGATGTCGACAAAAGGTCTACCCTGTCTCGGTAGATATAATATACAGTATCGGAAACCCAGCACTCAACTGACGAATGGATAAAAATGAGTAGAGCACGTTTTTAGGTATTTACTGTTAGGCTCTTTAAACAATCAGCTAAACCAATTATCTTACGGGGTATATATCTCTTACCATTAGAGTCCCTGTTGTATGCACCTCTACCAAGAGCTCTAGAATATAACTACGATAATAAATATCAGAGAATTAACAAATAATTTCAAATAACCTTAATTGCAGAAGTTATCAGAATAGTATCAGTGAAGGTAAATAAGAATTAAATGTCGAGTTTTATCATACTGTGTCAGATTTTTATAATTGGTAACACGTATAGTATCTATTGAATTAGAGATTTACTATAATTATTTCTAAGCTTTTTAAAAGCGATAGGATATAAGATGCCTATTAATTATACTGAATTAAGAGAACTGCTAGTGTGTTACTTAGGAACGATGGGTTCTGCAATTAAATAAAAAATTTATCAAAATGGAAAATAATTATAATCAAGGAAACGAACAGAAAATTGAAGCACGCTTACGGGATGCTCGTAAGATAGTAAGTAATATGGGTAGCCTTTTAGGTAAGACTATCTGTTATTTGCAAGTTGACAATGTTGATCTTTCTCATCGTGAGAAGGAACTTACTAATCAACATCCACGGTTAGTAGAACCACTATTGAAATATATGGTTAACACTGTTCTTGTGTCATCTCAACGACTTCTTGTTATTAATGATGAGATTTTCATTGAGTTCAACGAAAAGCCAGAATTACGGGCTAAAATTGTTCAAGAACCGAAATTCTTTGCAGAAGCAACAGATAATTCGGCAATTGAAGAAGCATGTGTTCGAGCTAAGAATAATCAGACTCCGCTATTCTTTGCCGATCGGAAACGATTGACAGATGAAGCTAACTTCCGTAACAAACAGGAAGCAGAGAAGGCAGAGGCACTTGCTAATGATTTCTTAGCACAGATGACTATGCTTAAAGAACTTATTAAAGGTCAGCAGCAGAGCTGTGACGAATATTATCGTCAATATGGACTTTAATATAAATAAAAAATGAACAACACAGAAGTAAAAATTAGTGAAGTTCATAAAGACTTATTGCGTTTTATACTAAATAATAAGTATGTCTATAAACATATCACGATGGGTGATAAGGTTGTTGGTAGTATAGAAATTCATGATGATGGATCAGTTCGTTTCTATACTAAAAGACGGCGATTTAAATGGTTATGCTTATGGTTTAGTGACTATAAAGATATAAGTTTTCGTGATTTAGCATTAACAATTATGGATGTTATATCAGTTCCAAATGGTAATTATTCTAATCCTGTGTTTGATGGAATGACTAAGGACTTTATGGATAAAGCTGTTCGGAATAATAACTACGAATACGTAATTGATATGCTTTTTGATGTTCTAAGATATGGCGGTAATATGGATGGAGAATATACTAGCCAATATATAAATATGTCTAGTTCTAGACCTACTAGAAAAAATGAAGGTCTTGAAACAATTGCTTTTTCTCAGAAACGAGCATCTGTTATATTAAATAGTGGTGAAGTAATAGGAGATGTGGAAATACTAGTACGGAAACCATAATATTTCTTTATAAACCAATTTTTAATTTAAGTATAGTTGATGGAACTTTAAACCTTAGATTGAAAATTCGACGAAAGTCAAACAAAAATAATTTCTAATAACTAGAGATGATGGGTTTCTAGTTATTATTATCGTGGTAATAATCCTACCGTAACTGATAGGGAATAACTGGAAAGCTAGGAGAATAAGAACTATGCTGCCATTTCAATATGGATACCACGGCACAGGTAAACGATTTCTAATATGTTATATAACTTTAGTACTAATCAATTAAAACTCAAAATATATGACAAAGAAATCAAAGAATTTTATAGAAGAACGTAATAATATATCATATCAGTTAAAACAATATTGGGACATTATTTATGCAGAAAATGTAGTAAATAAAAACTATATGCGTAAATATGACCTAAAAGTTTTATTTGAAGAAATTAAAATGCTTGCTGAAAAGCGTGCATTAATTAAACTTAAGTTACTTGCTATTAATATGGGACTTAAGAAACTAAGTGATTTACCGAAAGATTGTAATCAGTTAGACATTTTTCGTCTATGTGAACTAAAAGAAATTCGTAATAAAATTAGTTCAAATAGTTTTCGAACACTAAATCCTGTTCTTAAAGCAAAGAAAGGTAAGAAGAATTTAAATCGTACAGAGATTTTTACTTCTAACTGGAAATTTGCACGTATTAAAGAACTAGATTTACAAATAATTGAATTGAATAATAAACTTGAAAAGTTTAATAACGAAACGGAGTTCGATGATACTATCGCTCCTTTAAGCTTGGCAGCTTAGTTGTTTTTATTGTTGTGTGTTTATTTTTAGTAGTTAGTAGGTATATTACTTACTAACTACTTTTTTATTAATTAAAATTCGTAATCAATATGGAAAAATATACTATCAAATTAAATAAAAGAAATAAAGAAACAGGTGAAAAATATTTCGTAATTCAAGAAAAAACAGTAAAAACTCCTCTAGAGAGATATGAAGCAAAGATGAAACGATATTCAGAAAATCGTAATCGTAAGATAAATGCTTCAATGGAAAAGAATAAGAAATTAGAAGAATTATATGAAATAGAAGAAGAAACTATTGATAAGAAAATTAAAATAGTTACTACAAAACCTAATCCAAGTAAAGGAGCAAAGACAGATATAGTCTTTGAATGGAGTCCTGAAGCTAAAGCTGCAAAAGCTGCATTAGCTAATCAGAAAATTACTTATACTATTAACTTTAACGCTGGAGATAAATCCTATAGTAGAACTATAAGAAAACATCCAACGCTAAAAGATATTTCTTTTGCTGTTAAAAATAATATATCAAAAGTAAAAGATATCCGATATTTAAAATCAGCTATAAATGAGGCTGATAAAATGAATATTCAATCTGAAAATAAGAAAAGAAGAGATTCTGCTAAATTACTAAAACTCAGTAAATTAGATAGCCGAGAATTTAGTTTATGGCGTAAAGATTTAGTCTCGAACAGTGAAGAATACGGTAAAGCTAATAACTATTTAAAACATGCAGCAGAAGAATCTGCACATGAAACTAAAATACAAAAACTGATAAAAGCGATACGAGAAAAGAAACTAGCTAGATTTAAGTATCGTTTAGAGTTCAGAAAATTTAACTCAGAACATAAACCAGTAGTATTTGTTAAGAATTATTCTAATAAAACCTTAGCATATTTGCATGATTCACTAACAGCTTTATCTGCTAAGTTAGTAGATAAAATAGAGGATTTTATTAGTATTAATATTTATGATAACGCTACGGACCAATTACTACGTATATGTACTGGATGGACTGCTTCGTCAAAGGATTATGAAATAAAACTTAAAGAACTTAAGAATTTATATCCTGACTATTATACAGCAGAAGCAGTTTAAAATAATTTATATGAGGCATAAATTTCATATGCCTCACTTGATTCTATAGCTCAATTGGATAGAGCAACACTCTTCTAAAGTGTAGGTTTTGCGTTCGAATCGCAATAGAATCACTATAAAACTATATTTTATGAAGATAAGAGGGAAAACAGTATATGTATACGATATCGAAGTCTTCCAAAATGTGTTTCATTGTACTGCTAAAAATACAGAAACTGGACAATATTACAAATTTGAAATATCATGTAGAAAAAATGAGTTAAAACAACTTGTAGATTTCTTTTATACTATAAGAAATAATTCTTATAGCTGGAATGATATATATACTACAGATATACAATTTAATACTAATAAAATATTTGCTGGATATAATAATCTTCATTATGATAATGCTATCATAAATTATATAATAGATTATTACGATAAGATGATTAATATGAACTATCTAAGAATTTGTGATAGTTTATATAATCTAAGTAAAATTATAACTACTTCTAACAATGATATATCTGCTTGGAAAAAGTGGAAATATGCTGTTAATTTTGAAACATTTGATATTCTTACTATGTTATATTCTCAAAAGTTACGTGTAGGTCTAAAAGAAATACAAGTAACAATGCAATATAAAAATGTATTAGAGTTTGCTCATGATTGGACAAAACCTCTAGATACAGATTTAATTGATGAGATGATTGAATATAATATAAATGATGTAGATTCAACTGAAACATTATTAAATAAGTGTAAAGATAAAGTTGAATTAAGAATAGCAATTGAAGATGAATATGGAGTAAGAGTATTAAGTAAAGATGGTGTAAATATTGGTATGAAAATCTTGACTCAAAAGTATCTCGAAAAAACAGGTTTAACCTGGTGGGATATTAAAGATTTAAGAAGTCCAGCAGATGTTATAGCATTAAATGAAGTAATATTGCCTTTTATTGAATATAGAGATCCTATACTAAAAAATGTATTATCTGATATGAAGAAACAAATAGTTTCTCCAGGAAGAAAAGGATACGAAAATAAGTTTGTATTTAGAGGTTTAAGATATTCAGTAGGAGTTGGAGGAATACATTCTGTAAATAACCCAGAAATAATTATTCCTAAGGAAGATGAAATGTTAATAGACATCGACGTTGCATCTCTATATCCTAGTATGCTAATAGAATATAAGTTTTATCCTAAACATTTAGGTCCAGAGTTCTTAGAAGTGTATTCACAAATTAAGAACGAACGAATTGAAGCTAAACATGCAGGTGATAAAGTTAAAAACGAAACCTTAAAATTAGCTTTAAATGGATTAAGCGGTAACTTACAAAATGAACATAACTTTTGTTATAGTCCATTTGCAGTTATGCAAATCCGAATTAATGGTCAGTTATTATTACTTATGTTAGCTGAATCATTAACAGATATAGGTTGTAGAATAGTACAAGCTAATACAGATGGTCTATTTGTATTACTTAAGAAAGATACATATAGTAAAGTACAAGAAATATGTAGAAGTTGGGAACAACAAACTAAACTCGTATTAGAAGAAGACCGTTTTGAAGCTATGTATCAGTATGCTATCAATGATTATATAGCAGTATCTAAAGGGTATCAGGAAATGAAGAAACTATTTAAAACAAATCCTGAAAAAGCTTTAAATAAAAAAGGCAAACCTTATGTATCTTTAGATGCAATTAAAGATGATTATATAAAAGAAAAAGGTATGTTTATTACTAAAGTATTACTTGGTAAAGGTATGTCTCCTAAGATAATTCCTGAAGCTATTAGAGATTACTTTATTGATAATATACCAGTAAGAGATACTATTTATAATTGTAAAGATATTAATAAGTTTCTTACTTACCAGAAAGTAGATAAGAAATTCTCTGTAGAATATAATAATAACCTTATACAGCGTATAAATAGGTTTTATGCATCTACTAATGGTTCTTATTTATATAAATGTAAAATAGTAAATAGAGATGTTGAGGTACCGCAATATATTGTCTGTTTTAAAACAGGAGAAAGTATAATAACTACAGATCTAAGTCAATTTTATTATAATTCTGATGTAGAACAGATATTACCTTACAGTCCAAAGACTATAACCAAAGGTACTAGAGTAGATTATACTAATCTACTTACTGCATCTGGAGTTACTATATTAAACAAATTTGACAATAAACCTATAGAAGAAAGAAAGATTAATTATCGGTACTATTTAAAAGAGTGCCTTAAGATAATAGAAGAGCTTGAACCTAAACAGTTGAGCTTATTTTAACAAATATTTTCAGATGATATCAGCTAGCTCATAAAAATAAAACTATATTATGATACTAGAATTAGATACATCGTTATTCGACATTTATGGAGAAATGTCAGTTAATCAATTAGTATTTCTAACTCTTGTTTTGAATGAAAATCAAAGTAATAATCAAGACATTCACCAATTTCTCAGCCGAATTAGTGAGAACGAAATTCAAGAGTTAGTCGACAGTAACATTATCACAGTTATAACTTCTGGTGATAGTAAAATTTATAGTATTTCAGAAGATACAAGAAAACATCTTAAACAAGATAAATCTTGGTTTGATGAATTCTATGAAGTATTTCCAGTGTATGTTACTAGACCTGATGGTACTAAAGGATTCCTACGTTCTAATATTAACAAATGTAGAAAGGAATACAATAGGATTGTCGGAAAATCTAGAGCAATGCATGAACATTTAATCAAATGTCTTCAGTTTGAAATTGATAATAAGATGATAACTGGTAAAATAGGATATATGAAAACAATGTGGAAATGGCTCACTCAACGAGAGTGGGAAGTTACTGAAGAAGAAATGCAATTTAGTATGGAACAAGATATAAATAATGAAACAGCTTATGGAGCCAATATTATTTAAAACTATTTCTCAAGTAGCAGATGAATCTGTTAAATATATAGAAAATAGAAAAAACCATACTATAGTACCACTAAAAACTCGTTGGAGTAAATTCAATAGAGTTACATGTGGTGGAATCGAACCGAATATGATATTAACAATAGCAGGAGGTTCTGGTTCTGGTAAATCAGCATTTGCTAATACATTAGAAACTGATTTAATTGACCTTAATTCTAATCAGGATATAGTTATTCTCAGTTTTAGTTTCGAAATGCTTAGCTATCGACAAATAGGTAGAAAACTAAGTAATAAGTTACGAAAAACAACTTCAGAGTTATATAGCGCTGAAGCAGATTTATCTGATGAGGATTTTACTAAAGTAAAAACTACAGTAGAATCTATTAAGAAGTATCCAATATATTATGTAGATACTCCTTGCAGTGTAGAAAAGATAGAAGAAACTATAAAATACTTTCACGATAATATTGCAAAAGACAAGTGGTTAATTGTAATATTAGATCACGCTCTTCTTGTCGAAGGAGACAGTGAAAGAGGTACAATAGTAGATTTACAGAAAATGTTTATACGAATGAAAAAGTTATCTTTTACTAGTATAATACAGATTTCACAGATGAATCGAAATATTGAACAACCTGATAGACTTAATAATCCAAGTAGTCATTATCCGATGAGGAGTGACTTAGCAGCTTCTGATGCTATATTTCAAGCTAGTGACTTTGTTATGGCATTATCGAGACCAGAATTGCTGGGATTAGCAATTTATGGTGTCAATCGTTTACCTGTAAAAAATAAAGTATATCTACATTTCTTAAAAGTAAGAGATGCTGGAGAACCTTGCATATTAGCATTTGATAATGAACTAAAATATGGTAACTTGATTGAAACAAACACAGAAGTAAATAAAGAAAAAGTTATTTTTAAAAAAATTTAAAGGCTGAAATTATGAAACAATTTTTGATTGAACTTCCGGAAAAGAAATACGATAAAACAGGTGAATTGAAGAATTTCTTGATTAATACAATTGCTAATAAATATCCATACTTAACTATGGATGGTATAGATGGTCCTAAAAATAAACAAACTAGTATGCAATATGCAGGTCCTAATGACTATATTGCATTTGGTATCTCTCCTAAATATCACGTATCTGCGCTACGTCCATCATCTTGGGCATGTCCTTGCACAGATATGCCATGCTATACCTGTCCATTCAATAGTGTCTATAAGTATGAAAAATATAATCTTCTTGATCAGTTTGATATAGCTATGAAGAAACTTGATGACTATGCTAAATCAGTAAATGGTAACTTTGACAAAGGTTATGATTTTAAATGGCTTGGTGTACCTGTTCGTTTCTATCAAAACTTTGTTCAAGTTGGTAATACTTATGTTCCTAAATGTGGTAATTATTATATCTTACCTAAGAACTTAAGTGAAAAACAAAAAGAAACTATTAATAATGTTATTATTAACATTAATATTGCAGCATAATAAACCTTGCTTTACTTATACTATCATAAAATATCAGAATAATATCATTGCTAAGTAAAGTACTAATAATAAAAATATGTTAGTACTACCTACAGAAAAAAATAAACCAAAAGTACAAAATCCTAGATTTTTAATTATTTTTGGTAAACCAAAATCAGGAAAGACTACTTTATTATCTACATTAGACAACTGTCTAATAATAGACTTAGAAGGCGGTTCTGAATTTCTTGAAGCTCTATCTATACAAGCTAGAAGTGTAGCAGATCTTGGAGAAATTGCTAATGCAATTAGAGCTAAGATTAAAGAAACAGGCACAAATCCTTATAAGTATATAGCTATTGATAATGCTACTAGATTAGAGGAAATATGTCTGCCGTATGCAGCTACACTTTATAGGCAAACTCCAATGGGAAAGATATATACTGGAACTGATGTTAGACAATTACCTAATGGTTCTGGATATCTATATCTAAGAGAAGCAGTTAAAAAGGTTATTAATATGTTTAAAGACTTATGCGATAACTTTATTCTTGTTGGCCATACTAAAGATAAAATGATTAATAAAGAAGGAGAAGAATTAACTGAAATGGCTATAGACTTAGTTGGAAGACTAGGAGATATTGTCTGTGGTGAAGCTGATGCAGTAGGTTATGTCTATCGTAAAAAGAATGAAACTATTATTTCGTTTGAAGGTGGAGATAATTCTGTAAGGGAAGCTAGAGCTCCTCATTTAAGAGGACAAAAAATTGTTATTGCTGACAGTGATGAAAACAATAACATTAAAACGTATTGGGATAAAATTTATTTAGCAGCTTAAAAATTAGAAAGTTATGTATAACAAGGAATTAGCAAAAAGCATTGAAACAAAAGATATTAAATATATTGGTGCAGGTATTCAAGAAAATGTAAAATTAAAATCAGCTCGTACTGAAGTAAGTCCTACAGGTTTAACCTTTTTAGAGATTACTTTTGAAAAAGATGGAGCTACTTTGAAACACACTGAATGGAAACCTAAGAAAGGACAATATGTAGTAACAGACGAAGACTTACAACAAGCTGAAAATCGACAGTTTAAGCGTATGTTACAAATTCTTTGGTGTTTCTATAAAGATGAAGAAATTAACTTTACTGGATCTTCATTTGAAGAATTTGCTCAATTTATCGTGAATATGTTGAATAATGCAAATAAAGATACTTTATTGCGTGTTAAAGTAGTATATAACAGAAGTGGTTATACTACTTTGCCTGGATATTCAGCATATACATTTATTGAACCGATGGAACTTCCAGAAGGACAAAGTTCTGCTATTGTAGCTTTAGGTATTGACCAATTTAATAAACCTATTGAAGCAGATACAGAAAAACAGGTAGATCCCTTGCAATCCACTATATCATCTCCAGCAGAAGTAGGAGATGCTTTGAGTAAGCAAGACGACGACCTACCTTTCTAAACTAGAATTTAGAAAAAAATAATATTTACGTAAGCTAGCAATAGCCTCGTTTTTAGGAATTGATAAGTGTGCCTAATTTTAGGCACACGTTATTACTAAGTAACTGTAGAATAAGGCTACATCAAAAGGTTCGAGTCCTTTTACTTAGACAAACAAAATCAGAAAGCATATGTACGATAAAGAAAAAGCTAAACTTAGCGATATTACTTTAGATTGGATATTATCTAGAGTAACAGAGTATGATATATATGCTCATTATTTAGGCCAATTTAAAGTAGGTATGATTTATAATAGTCCATTTAGAAAGGATAAAAATCCTTCATTTGGGATATTCTATTCTAAACGTACAAAACAACTACTTTTTAAAGATCATGGAACAGGTGATTGCGGTAATGTTATAAAGTTTGTGTCATTATATACTGGAATAACCAATTATAATGATATATTACTAGACATAGTAGACAAACTTAAAATTACTAGCGATACTAAACTCGTTAGCTCTAAGCAATATATAGCGTCAACAGAAACAGTAATTGGTGTAGTTCGGCAAGATTTTACAGCTGAAGACATCAATTACTGGTCGCAATTTAATATCTGTATCGACACACTAAAGAAATTTAATGTAAATAGTATTAAATATTATCTTTGCAATGGTATAGTTAAAGGGATTTATAAAAAAGAAAATCCCATGTATGCATATAAGGTCTATAACAACTTTAAAATATATAGACCATTAGCAGATAAATATACTAAGTGGAGAAACAATCTTACAGACTATGATATCCAAGGCTATGAGCAGTTGCCTCAGAAAGGTGATATATTATTTATCACAAAGTCCATGAAAGATGTTATGTGTTTGCATGAAATGGGTATACCAGCAGTTTCTCCATCTTCAGAGAGTACATTTCTACCTAAAGATGTATTAGAAAATCTTAAAAAAAGATTTAAAAGCATTATACTTTTATTTGATAGAGATTCCAGTGGATGTAAAAA